GCGGCGGTGGAGCTTTCACGCCAGATACGCGAATATACAGCCGAGGAGCCCACCAAAGAAAAGCGCTCCGGCCGAACTGACGACCCCACAGATAAACCCTCGCCGCCAATGGTACCGGGACGTGCGGGCCTGGTTGATCATCTTGTCAGCCAATCTCGTTGATGGAACCTCGGTGGATTGTGTCGCCGCCTGCCAGGCAACGTCCACAAGCCGGCGCAGCATGTCTCGACTGTTTTGCATCATGCCACATCCTCAATCTGTTGCATCAGGTCCGCGATGGCATCTTCCTCGGTCTTGCCGTATCCAACTGGACAGCGGGAGTCAGGCGCTCCATCGTAGGTATCGTCATCGATGGCGGACCAATCGAAGCGGCGGGAAGGTACGGGCTTGAGCCAGAAGTTTGTTACGACTTTCATTACGTGATTTCCTTCAGTGCTGATTGAGCAAACAGACCGATGCCGCGGCGCGCCAGCTCGACCGCGTCATGGTACGAGTCCAGGCGACCGGGCGGCGGTGGAGCTTTCACGCCAGATACGCGAATATACAGCCGAGGAGCCCACCAAAGAAAAGCGCTCCGGCCGAACTGACGACCCCACAGATAAACCCTCGCCGCCAATGGTACCGGGACGTGCGGTCTTCCCACGCCGTGCGGCGGTCGTGGTACGGCATTCCCATGGGAAACAGGTTTATCGGGGTACGCATGGCGTTATTCCTCCTGTCTGATTTCCAGCGCGGCTGTGGCGAGCTTGTAGAGGCTTCGACGGAGCCGCTTTCTGCGCCGATAGCGGTTCTGTATTTCGCGATTCACTGCGGGATGCGCGCACTTCCAAAGCCTGACCTGGCAAGATTTGGAGCAGGAAACGGTTGGGTCCAGCCCTTTTCGGTGATCGACCGGTCCACCGCAGAAAGCGCAGATCCCATGTCCGACAACTGGCGCGACCATTACCAATCAAGCCCGCATTCGACGAGAGCCTTTCGGGCGGTCTGACGGCTATCCTCCCCCGAGAGGGGACGACCGTTGTCTCTCCGGCCACGCGCTATTGCCTTTAGAGCCTCCACGAGAAGCAGAACGGAAAGCTCCATCTCTTTTGGCACCATAATGAACCCTTCTTGCCCAGGGCTATTCATCGCCACTTTTCCCCATCCGAAATCCTCCGGGCGCGACCGGGAACGTCCCGGCCGGAACTTTATGTAGGATATTGTCGGGCGGCCGCTCAGGTAACGCTAATTTTCCGATAACCAACACAGAGGGCCCGACCTCGCGCACGTGGTTCCGCGTCGCCACGGTGCGGCACTCCTCTTGCGACGGGAGACGGTTCAAGAGCGGCCTCAGGACGCGTTGAATGTGGGGAGTGCTTTCCTTCGTAGGCCAGAGGCTGTCGAGGACCGCGAGTGCTTCGGTCGACCATTCGGTAGGGTCTGTCATGGCTTACGATCCATTCCTTTTGGGAGGCTGCTCATAAACGATCCTGATGGACGACGGACGCATAACCTCCGTGTCAAAACTCGCCAGCACTGCCTCGGTGAGCCGCGCGTTCGCCATCCTCCACAGATATTTGCGGACGTGGACCATCACGGCCCGTTTTCCGTCTTCGTCGACGACGACCTCGTAGGTTTTCCCTTCCAGGGTGACGGATTGGGCCATGGTGTTCTCTCCGCGCCGGACCATTCCGGGCAGAGGCATGTGGCATGGGATGGAAGGCAGCGTCAAGCCTTTATATTCGCGATAATGGAGATAATTGTTTATTGACAGCGAATCTATGTTCCGCCACATTGCGCCAATGATTACGAACGGGACTTTCATGAACCTTCAGTCGATGATCCGAGAACGCGGGTTGAAACAGAATTGGGTGGCCAAACAGATCGGCATGACCAAATCGCATTTCTCGGAAATGATCCGAGGGAAAAAGCGCGTTCCGGTCAAAATAATCGAACCGCTGGCCAGACTTTTACAGGTCGATGTGGCAGCGATTATATCAGCCGCGACGGAACATGGAGAGTAACGAGATGATCCAAAGACAGCACAATGACTGGCCTCCCGACGATATCGCACAACTACGCACGCTTTGGGACGAGGGGCTTTCGACATCCGCTATCGGCCTGCGTATGGGCCGCACCAAGAATGCCTGCATTGGACGCGCGCACCGCCTTGGCCTTCCCGCACGCGCCTCGCCGATCAAACGCGACAACGGCGAATGGCACACCCCATCCGCAGAAGACATCGAGCAACGGGCGGCCCGGGAGAGAGAACGTCAGGCCCGATACCGTCTAACTCTCGGAATGAAGGTTCCTGGCTTGCCACCACTGCGCTCAGAGGCGCCAGCGGACCCCGTCACGACGCTCCCTGAGGCCACCCCAGACGCCGTCGTGATCAAGCCTGTGGTCACAATGCCCCCAGTCGCCAGACCGGCCCCCACGCCGCCCCCGGCGGCTCTGTCCACGATGCGCTACGGTCGCGTTGCCAAATGTTTATGGCCGATCGGCGAACCCGGGACGCCAGACTACCACTCATGCGACGATCTATCGGCTCCCGGGAGCAGTTACTGCCCCACGCATCACGCCAGGGCGTACGTCAGAGTGCGCGACAGGCGCGAGGATTATGCCGATGCCAGACTTGCTGCTCACATGGCAAAATAGTGAACGCCCAACAACCAAAGGAAGACCGCAGATGAACATGTCGAAATACCCCACACTGATCCGGGATATCCCCACGGAAAAGCCGATGGAGCCACGCACCGCGGCCCAGGACATGGCCGCCGGCGAGACGTTCTACGGCGACGAATGGGTGAGCCCGGAGAAACTACGCGCGATCCGCAAGGCGCAGGAGGACGCCGCACCGGAGATGTTTGCTGCTCTCATAGCCATCGAAGACGCAGAGACATTCAACGCAAATTGCGAGGAATGCGAGGGCCATGGAATTCCAGAATTATGCCCTGCCTGTTTCCTATTGTTTGACGACGCGCGGTTGAAACGACGCGCGGCCCTCGCCAAAGCGATAGCAGAACGCGAGACGCAGGAGGACACCGCGACAATATCGGCATTGCGCGCGATTAACGCCGATCTACTGGCGTTTGCCAAAAATGTCGCGAGCCACTTCGCTCATACTCGTTTGCCGCTTGGTGTCGCCGCGCGTGCAGTCATCGCCAAAGCGACAGCAGAACGCGAAATCGACCGGAGCAGCAGAGTAACCGGCGCGGCCGGCGGAGGATCCCCATGAACCAATACACGCGCGACCATGAATGGATGTTGGAAAGCGCCAAACGAGAAGTCGAACGCCAGGCGATGGCCGAGCGGGACCTGCGAGGGCGGATAATGGGACTTCCTGAGCCGGACAGATCGCGGCAAATAAGGCGCATGTGTGAATGGCTGGAAGTACCATCCGGCGGCTGGGAGAAAGGCGAAATAGCCGCGATCCTGGCGCCCCTTGGCCTCACGATCTGGAGCCTACCGCGGGACAAAGCTCTGGCCATGCTGGATAGCTTGTCATGACCCGGAATGAAGTTGCATGGGTGGCGAGCGACCGGCGTCCCCCGGGCATCCTGGGGGGCCACGCGGAGCGCCAGGGCGAATGTCCCAACGTTCAGGTGATCGCGTCGTTCGGGGCACGCGTCAATGTCGCGTATTGCCTTGATTTCCAGCTCGGCCAGATGATCTGGGCCGGCTACCGGTACGTCGGGGAGCCTCTGGCTCTGATAAAGCCGATGGATATCAGCGAGGTGCCCGGGAACGTGGCCGATCTCGCCACGACCATGGCCCTCGTGGTGCTCGGCCGGACGCCATGGCTGCCGATTTTGCCGATTTGAACGATCATCCCTGCCATGGGCTCGGAATGGCCGCCGAGAGTTGTTTTGAAGACATCGCGGTCGGCATCATGCCGGGACCAGACCAAAATCGCTCCGGTATCAGGCTACTGCTCGGGGCTGGCCTGATTATGCTGACCGGAACAAAAGTCCTCGACGTGGGAGCCGGCCCTGACCTTCGAGTGTCTGTATATGGCCTCACGATGGAGGGGTTTTCCCGATGGCAGAAATGGACGACGTAGACTGGCTTGCGGCGGCCATCATCCGCGCCGTTTTGATCGACGAGGGGTGCGGACGTTGGGGCCACTACGGCGAAACCGCGGCGCGTGTGGTCCGAGCACTTCAGGAGTCCGGCACGGTCCGAATCGTCACAGTCCCTTTGCCGGTCGCGCCCACCGACGCCGGCTGAGCGTATCTCCTCTTCCAGCACACCCCACAGATCCCACGATCCGCGACCGGCCGGGCCACCATTATTGAGCCCAGCCGTTTGTCCGGGATGCCGAGAAAGTTCCGCGCGACCGCATAGACCGCATCCTGGCCCGGGACAACCGCGAACACCTGTGCCCCGGATCCGCAGTCGCAACGCAGCAGATCCACGCGCATAGGCTGCCATTCGGAGGGCGACGACAGGAGGACGCTCATAATCGCACACTCGCTTTCTCTCGGACGCGTCGATCGAAGTATGTCAACACTGGCTTGTTCGGCTTCGTGCTCGTCCGGATCGCCTCGATAACCTCATCCGGCTCCAGGCGATCACGTAGCCAATGGGCTACCGGTGACAGGTCGCCGCGCCAGCTTGCGGGGAACCCTGCCGCCTCACAGCAGTCTCGCGCCGTCCACGCTGCCGCGATGCCACCCAGAGTCAGCACTTCGGTTTCATCCTGTAGCTTGCCTGTTTTTGCGTCTGGCAGTGAGGCGGCCCATGCCTCGGCTCCCCACGCATCGTTTCCGTCGAACGCAATCTCTTCCTGAGACTTATTGGGCTTCCCGGTCGCTGTCCCGAACCGCGTACAATTACGGCACCAGGTCCTCCAGGCAGCAGGCCAGGACGCCATGAGCGTCCCGTTCGCAAGATGGTAATCGACGAAAGCGCTGACCTGAGACTCTGGAATGCCAAGGTTATCGGCATACTCCCGATCTGCTGGCCCAGGGGTCCAGTCTACCGCGATATGGGTTCTCTTCGCAGCCGCTTTTGGTATTCTATCTTGCTGCTTAGGTTCTATCTTAGGTTCTATCTTTGGTTCGGATGCCACGCTGGCACCTCTAAATGGACCAGTTGGCACCCCTAAATGGACCAGTTGGCACCCCTGTTCTAATGCAGGAGGGGTGACAGACGCGACAATATCCAGGCTCATATTTAATCGCCAGACTGCGGATCTGCTGTGTGTCGCCGGGTTCTGAAGAGATATCACATCCCGATTTTCAAGGACCCTCAGTGAACGCTGTACGCTACGAACGCTCATTTCAGCATGTTCGGCGATCGTCATTACCGCCGGATATGCCCCTCTTCCATCTTCGTGGGCATGTTCTGCGAGGACCATCAGCGTCCGATATTCAACGGAAGATAGTTGGACCCTGAGTTTATGGGTCCAAATCATTGCTTTCCAACTCATGACCAATCCACTCCATCATCGAGGGAGGTTCTCAGTGTTGGAGCGGGTTGGTCATGGATCACCCGGTAACGAGAGCGTGTTCTGCCGGAGCCGGATATTCGTTCCAGGTAGCCTTTCTCGATTGAAGGCCACAGGAGTTGCCGAACACGTTCAGCTCCTCCTGGCCCAGGCATGAACCCGAGATCCGTAGCTAACGTTGCGTGACTTGGGAACGCCCAGCCGAGCTTATTATGCCGATGCATGGCAACGGCGGCAAAGGCTCGGAACTCCGCGTGGGACAGAGATAAATCCTTGATTACCCGGACCGGAATCATGGCAAAAGCCTGAACCTCGTTGCTCATTTTTCAACTCCATCATTGACGGAGTCCGCGCGGGGGCCTACATGAGCAGTTGCTAGCCGCCTTGTGGCCCGCGCCACGGACTCCATGTTAATTCAGCGCCAGCCCGCCAAGGCTGGCGTTTCCATTTCTACTCTTCCCACTGCGGGTCGTCCACATCGAGTTCAGTAGACCACTCGGAAAACGATGTGGTACTGCCATGGAATCGCATCCGATAGACCCCCGGGCGCCCGCTTCGCTGCTTGACCACCACAATCTCAGCGAGGTCACGTGCCCCCTCAAGCGCGTTGTGCCAGCGCGTGAATGTGCCATTGGGGCCACGGAACTCATCGTCTGTTTCCTTGGCCTTCATCACCGGAGGCTTTGTGTCCATGAACATGATCGGTCGGTGGGGGAACATCACGATGTCCGCCGCGCTCTCTCCGCCATACTTTACGTCAAATAGCGTCGGGCGCCGTACTTCGACGCCCTTCGGCGGCCTGCTCATATGCGCCAACAGGATAATCGGGATATCCATGGCACGGGCAAGCGTCTTGAACGCGCCGGCGAGTTGGTTAACGCTCGGATTTTCTCCCTGACGCCCCTTATCGCCATCCGCGCCGTCAACGTGCAGATGATCGACTATCACCAGCGACTCCGGACGATTCGACAGATGTAATCGGATCTTGCGCGGGATCATGCGCAGAGGCGTCTCGGTGCAATCCCATATTCGTAGCGGCACATGGCGCAGCGCGGTCTCGGCTCGCATCAGGTTCTCTACAGTGGCGTCGTCGAGGCGGCCATCCTGGAGGTGATCCAGTGCGATTTCAGCCTCATGGGCCAAGATTCGTTCGCCAAGTTCTTCGCCTGACATTTCCAGGCTAAAGATCGCTACGCCCGGCTGGTTAAACGATGGCCGGTCCGCATAAAGCCTCTTCGCGATTGACTTCCCGATCTGGGTTGCGAGCGCCGTCTTGCCGGAGCCTGGAGGCCCCGCCAGCAGCGTTAGCGTTCCGGGTAGTAATCGTATGGCCTGGTCGATGGTGGGCATCCCTGTCATCACCCGGCGGGAGGGAACGCCCTGATAGACAGCCTCGGCCTGGGCAATGGCTCCGCTCACCAGACTCCCCGCGCTGGACATACGGTCCCCGCGCTGACCTACCTGCCGCAGGGAGGCGATCGATTGCTCGGCCGCCTGGATTTGTCCATCAGCATCCAGACCAGGATCGGCGCCGAACGCATTGTTGACGACGGCCTCGCCAATCTCGACAAGGCGACGGCGTTGCCACGCGTCCAGGATCGCGCGTCCGTATTCGCTGACGACAATAATGCCTGGATTACTGATGAGAAGATCAGCAAGATAGGTGTCAACTGATATCAACATACCAGGAAATGGATCGACCTCAAAATCCAGCTTCATCGCGACGGCGTTCGCTATTCGGCCGCCCAGAATGCGCTCAGCTATACGTCCGTAAATTTGACCGTGAAGCGGATCAGCGAAGTGCCTCGGTTCAAGGAAGTCCGCGACTTTAGCATAGGCCGCATTGCTGGCGAGAAGAGCCCCAAGAAGTCCTTGCTCGGCCTGGATATTTTGGGGTGGGTGTCGTAGACTAAGGCCGGGGAATATGTCGCGTGGGGCTCTAAATGCCTCCTGTGATAGCGATCTCGGCTCAGCCATTAGAGTTCTCCTCCGGTACCATTTTACTATTTGCGGGTCCGCAGCAATATCCTATCTGCTGAACAGCATTCTCCGTGGAGCGTATCGTCTCCGCTTTCAACCCATCTGAGAAGATTTCTTCAGACAGAAAGTCCCGATAGGCGCCGAGAAACCGGCGTCTGTCCTGATCAAATATGTCGATAGGTGGCCTATGGCCAGAGGGAGAAGCCGTCTCCCAATCGATCCACGCCATCGTCTGGTCGATAAGGCGTAGGGCCATGTCAATGACCTCTTGCGCTTCCTCAATCAGCGCCGCCCGGTGCTCAGTGTTTCCCTGTAGGCATTTGATAAGATTTTTCAGGAAGCCACTGTTCCCAGAATCCAACCGGACGAGCGCAAGATTTTCAGGGGTTAGGTCGTCTTGCCGCAGCCTGCGGCCACTGGTGAGTTCGTAGTATAAGATATCATTCATCACTCTATTCCTCCTGTTCCACACAAAAAAAACATATGATGGTTCGGAGGCAGCTATTGCGATTTTTACCGAAACAGATATATTCGGGTCGGCGTAAATCGCCTGGCTGTCCTCCCAGCCATCTACCGGGATCGGGGTTTGCCGCCCCTTTCGCGATCTATTCAGGTTAGTCCTGGCCAACCCCGCCCGTCAAGGCGGGGTTTTGGTTTTACTATCTGCCGAGCGCGGCCCATCTCCCGAGCAGCGCACTTTCGGCCCGCCCATCGTCTTTCACCCTCGCGAACAGAGCAAACGCGCCGGGCCACGTTCGCTGTGCCATCAACCGCGCACCGCCTTTGTCCTTCGGCACGCTTGCGCGACGCTTCCAGACATGCGGCATAACTTCGCTGTAGGGGAGACCCAGGGCCGCGGCGATCCCTTCCAGGATGCCGGCGCCGCGGGCTGCGCTGTTCGACGATGTCGCGCCCATGGTCACCGGCAATCCATCTGGGCCGCGTCGAGGCATCGCTATCACCGCCTCGACAATCATCCCAGTCACCGGCCGCTTGCCCATGAGTGCGACGAGCCCGGCTGCGTCGATCTTGCGCCGCTTCTTGCCATTGGTGACAACTTCGATCACCGGCATGTCCACGACTTCGATCAGATGCCCGGCTCCGGTCACCCAACTGAGTGCGCCGGACAGGCCAGGATCAACGCTGAGCCAGATATCCCCGTCGCTCATAGCGATGGCTCCCTCCATCAGTGAATGACTTCGCCGGTCTCGGCTAAGATCGTCGTGCCGCGATCGCGGACCTCCTGATCCAGTCCTTCCTGCCATGCCGCGTATTCCAAGGAGCCAGGATTGAACGGATTATCCTCGCGTGTCCCACCCAGGCGACTCGAATTGAAGCCGTCGCTTTTTGCCCGTGCGGCGGACAGCTTTTCATCGACTGCGCCAGAGAACCCGTTCACCGTCTCCTCAACGAGATCGGCAAATGTACCCTGTCCGTCCGGGTCGAACGACACGCGGACACTTATTGCCTTGTGGTAACGGACGGCGGCTTCGAGATTGGCTATCGCCTCGGCCTTGGAAAGTTTCGTGCTGGCGAGCGCGGCCTTCAGCGCTTTCCAGTCGCCCGCGCCGCCCTCTACGTCCTTTTTGAGCGTGGACATTTTTTGGCGAACGCGTGCCATCGCGGTCTCGATCTCGGTGGCCTCAGCGAGCCATCCCTTTATGTCGTCGTCGCTCGGTCCATTAGTTTCTGGCGCGGAAGCCAAAGGACCCGCGTACACACTTTGGTTTTTCGATCCCGGAGGGCGCCCGCGCGGCTTTGCCGGGGAGGTCTGATCCGCTGCTTTCTTCGGTGCTGATTTCGCCATCTTTGGATTCCTGTGAGAGTGAGAGTGCATTCTGATATTCCGGACTCGTCGAAGCGTAGATCTGAAGCGCGCGCGCCAGAACTGTCGGCAACGTGCGATCTTCAGCGTGAGCGACCGCGTGTAGCAAGCCTCCCAGGCTGTCAGGAAACCAAAAGGCAGTTCCCTTGCGTTTAGGTTTGTCGGCCATAGGGATATAATCTAGTGTCATGCCGCCATTGTCAATTGGTGACGGTGCTTGACACCGGAAGCGATAGCGGGGATATTCGGCCCATGAGCAAACCCCCTCCCCGCAACGCCTCCCGCCCCGAGCCTGGCCTGTATACCGTGCGGCTCCGGTCGCGCGGATGGCCAGTCCCGGCGTGCGTTCACGTTTTGGACGGCTGCTACGTGTTCGAAGTCGACGGTACAGCGTATCCGTTGATGACGCCGGACGATCTGGACGAACGTGTCGCGGGGTGGCTGACCGGCGACAGATACGATCCGATCACACAACTGCTGATCCACGGCCAGCCATGCACCGAGGCCGTCTACGCGCATCGAAACGCAATCCGCGATTGGGCCCAGATCCATTCGCCGGGCCACCCGTCAGTAAACCCGACACAGCCGATCAACACGCGATTGTTGCGGAGCGAAGATTTTTGATGATTGAAGAATGGCGCTATGTTCCTGGCCCTGGACACAACCATCCGCCGGAGGAAATTGTAGGCCCAACGATTGTCCTGGCTCCTGATGGATGGGATAATCACATGCGCCGCGTGCTGGCGCCATCAGCAGAACGTGTGGTCGCGATGACGGCGCAGCTCGACAGCATCCTCGCGCAATACCCCTTAACAAAGCCGGCGACCGTTGGGGGGAAGCCGGAGGGCGTGGAATTGTGGGATGACGAATTGCTCGGCCGGCTCGCCGACATCCGGGCTGATTTCAGGTCGGTTCACAAAACGATCCTGTCGTTGCACGTGCTCGAAAAGGAACCCGTTTTGCGCGCGTCAAAGGCGATCGATGGGGCAAAAAACGCGCTAATTGACCAGATCGTCGTCACCGATGCCAAAGGAAAGGTCCAGCGTGGAGCATCCGCCCCGCTCAACCGCATTATCGAATGGGGCACTTGGTACACAGATTGGTCCAACGCCGAAAAACTACAGAACGAGAAGGCGGAGGCCGAGCGCAAGCGCGCAGCCGCTGAGATTGCCGCAGCCGAGGCACTGGCATCCGACGATCCGGAAGCCCTCGACAAAGCCGCCACAGCCTATCAGGAGGCCGAGCAGGCCGACGCGGCGGTAAACGCACCGGCAGCCGATCGGACCCGTGTGCATGGCGTCTACGGCGGCGTGATGAGTAGCCGCACGACGTGGCAATTCATTGAACATGAATCGGAGCTGGCCGATCTGGTAGCAGCCGCGGCAAAAGACCCGAGATTGCTGGTTTACCTGCAATTCAATGCGTCGCGCATCGGATACGCCGTGAGATCGGAAAAAGTGCGCAGTGTTCCCGGCGTGGTGATTAAGGAAGTTCACAGCGTCTAAACCCAGGAGTGTGTAATGAAAATGCTGGTGATTACCGTCGGTTACAATCAGTGGGCGCTCTCAGACGAGGACGCATATCAGATGGTTGGAATTGCTCGCCGGAGCCGCCGGGTTGAATACGCCGGCGATCTGAAAAGGAGGTTTGTCGAATCGAAGCATGACATTCCGTTCTTAGAGGGACTTAAGCTGGAAGAAATTGAGGAGGAGGATCCCGAGCTTATGTTCGGTGAGGCCGAGCCGGACAATGCGACCGCCCGCGCCTGCGAGATGGGCGTTCCCCGCATGTGCGGGGATGAACCGTTCGGAGAGGCCGAACCGGAACAGCCGGAAGTGCGTTCCCCGCACACGCGGGGATGAACCGCAGCTCCCCATCGAGCCCGGCCTGCCATGCCGGCGTTCCCCGCACACGCGGGGATGAACCGCTTCTTGATCGGAACGGAGATCCGGGTTCCGAGCGTTCCCCGCACACGCGGGGATGAACCGAACCAAACCGCTATTACCGTGGAGACCCCTATGAGTGACGTCGAACGCCCCGAAGCCCCGCGCTTGAGAGCCTTCCAGGACGGGAAAAACCCGTTTGGCAATGGGAAGGAACTTGCCACCGTAAGCAGCTGGCAAGGGCTGATATCCGTGGAGCAGCAGAGGGCCATCGCCGAGGTCCAGGCCCGCATGATCATGGCCCGGCAGATGCCACGCGATCCTGGCCGGGCAGTGGATCAGATCATCCGGGATTGTGCGCGGGAGAGCTTGGCCGCCAAAGCGCTCTACAGCTACGCGCGCGGAGGCCAGGATATCACCGGGCCGTCAATTCGCCTGGCCGAGGCGGTCGCGCAACGATGGGGGAATCTAGCCTCAGGGATTAAGGAACTGAGCAGGGGACCTAGCTACTCAGAATGCGTCGCCTATGCCTGGGATCTGGAGTCCGGGTATTACGACGAACGGCAGTTCCAGGTTCGCCACTGGCGCGACACAAAACAGGGAGGTCATCCCCTCAAAGAAGAACGCGACATCTACGAAATAATTTTCAATCTTGGCCAGCGTCGCAAGCGCGCCGTCCTTCTGGCCGTGATCCCTGGCGACGTTATCGAGATGGCTATCCAGGAATGCGAGCGCACGATTCATGCCAACGCAGACACCTCGCCGGACGCGGTACTGAAAATGGTCGAGGCATTCGATCGGATGGGCGTGACGCGCCAAATGTTGGAGAAGCGTATTCAACGCCGCATGGAGGCGATCCGGCCGGCTCACATTGTGCAATTGAGCAAGATTTATGCGTCTCTGACGGATGAGATGAGCGCGGCCTCTGATTGGTTTGAACCGGAGACTGGCGCCAGCGCGACATGGAATGCCGTCGAGACGCAACACGCCGCGGCAACGGCGTCAGCAGTGCAGCCGCGACAGACGACGCGGAAAGCTGCCGCAAAGGAAGCGCCGGCATCGCCCGTAGCGCCGAGCGCAGCCGACGTCCAGAAGGCACAAGACCGCGACCGCGCGACAGCCCAGCGATCGAAAGATGCACCTGACCACCTGGACGAAATTCCGACCGATCGTTGGGAGGGAGAGGCCGCCGGCAGGCCGCTAATAGACTCCACACTGGCAACCGCGCCTGTGTCGCGCGCCGAGGCTGAGCGTGAACCTGCGGTCGCCGCCCCGGCGTTCGAGGCGATGCTTCTTGATCGGAACGGCGATCCGATGAGCCCCATTGTCTACTCAGATCCGCTTGTGTTCGTGAGAGTCTTCACCGAGGCAGTAATGGTTGATTTAGACGATTGGGATGCGCTCTGGGAGCAGAACGCGGATGGCATTCAGGACGCAAAAGGAGCGAGCATAGAGGCTTCCCATCTACTGGATGGTCTGATGTCAGTCGGTCCCGAGCACAAGCATGTGGAAGAGGCCGGCATACTGGCCTATGACCCTCCCCGCGCGATCGTGGTTGAGGTTAAGATGGACCGCGGCAAACAGATGAACGCGTTGCATCTGAAAGAATTCAAGGTCGAGGTCGATGCGCTGACTCTGCTCACCTATCAGGACTTTGTCGCACTGAATATGGCCGAGCTGCGAAAAATTCCGGCGTCATTCCGCGCGCTCTGCATCAAGGCGGTTCGGGAGCAGTGCAAGACGCTCGGGGTTGATGCGCCAGCAGAATTACTTGGGTTGATTGCCCCCGCATCACAGGATCCTGTGTCTCCCGCACCGACCGCCGCGGCAAGCCCGAGCGATGCCGATGATATCCGGTCGCAACAAAACCTGATCGCTGACATGCTGTCCTGCACATCGGAAGATCAGCTTGTTGAATTCCAGAATGGCATGGCCGTGAAGGGGTTTGCCTCGCGGATGACCAGGTCGAACAAGGCCGCGATGATCGAGCCTCTGCGCGACGCGTTCATGGCACAGCGGGAAAAACTGAGGGCGCACAAAGCGGCCACAGAACATCGCGAAGATGATGCCAAAATTCAGCAAGGCGATGCCTGATGCCCAGATATGAATTCAAGGGTGATTATGACCTGAAAAGGTTTTCTGCTGATTTGGAGGGCAGGGCAACGATACTTCGGCGTGAGGCAAATCTGTTCATTGCTCGCGCTGAGATGTTAGAGGAAATGGCGTCACTGCTCCGAATAAGTTTGGTCGAAGTAAAGAACCAGACCGATGGCTGACCGTCACCCGATCGGACCGAAAACCGTCACCGTCAACGGAGGCCGCTGGACCGCGAAGTCGAACTGGCGTGGCCTTTATTTAGACCGAGCGGAGTTGCTGCATAAGTCGCTGTGGAATGCGCTTGGTATGCCGGGAGATGATTATCACTTGCGGGTACCGTGGCTGCATCCAGACGATGCCCATTATGCCGATGACCCGGACTCATGGGCGTTCTACCGCGTGCGGCCGAAGCGGGATCGCGATCGGTTCGTTCGGGTCGATGGCGTCTGGATGGTGGAGGAGGGAGATCGCTGGCTGCGGTAGCACCGCATTCGCGCGTTCCCATGCGCCGTTCCACTGCTCAAGACGGCTTTTAGCTCGCTTCACGTCGTTTTCCAGCCATCCTGGCCGGAGATTGATTTCTTCCGGTTTCGCCATGATTGTCCCCTGATGTCGTTCCGCTGACACAAAAAAAAGCCCCACCCCGGCGCGCGACCAGGATGGGGCTCGATCGAAGTCTCAATCGTGGCGAGATTACGGGGTTGGCGCCACCGGGGGCGCCACGACTGGCGGCGCGACGACCGGAGGCGTGTTAGCCAAAACCGCCGCACTCAGAGCAGCGGAATTCGCCGTCATGGTCGCGACAACGGCATCCACCGCAGGATTGTCGCCGGTCGGGCTCGCTGCCGATAGTTGCGCGGACAAGGTCGTCAGCAACGTAATGACACTCTGACCAACAGTGGTCTGTGCCGCGACAGCAGCTTGCAGATTGGCAAGGGAGTTCGTGTTTGTGCCGGACATTTCGATAAGCCTTTCCAGTTGATTTTCGATACGGGCGAGTTGTTCGCACAACGGCGCGTGATGCCGGGCGAATGCTTCCGTGACCCAGGCGCTCATAGCGTCATCCATGGCCAAGCATGTAGAGCGCGCGCGCTGGCGCGGCAAGCCCGGCGGCGAACCGGCGAAGTGTCCGCGACGTCCGACGCTTGATCTGCCGCGGGCCGGGCTTGTCAGCCATCAGTTGGGTCCACGCCCCGCCGATCGGTCGGCGCCCTATGTAGCCGCCGGTGGCGAGCTGGAACGGCTTCGTGATCTCCGCGCACGGGTAGACTGTGTATGGGGCAACGCCGGCCGGATCGAACCATGCTGGCGTGACGGAATTGCTTTGCATGTGTCCAGCGATGCGGACCGCGAACTGGTCATCTTCGCAGGCGTCGTCAGTTTCCTTGGCGTATTCGAAGCCATCGAATATGACGGTCTGATCGATGTTCGGATCAACGATCATTTCATGTAGTTCGTGTGAGCAAGTTGTATTCCAATTCTCGGAATCGTCGAGGCAGTCCTGAACGAACACCTTGGCGAGTGGCAGCCCGGCATCGGTTACGTCGTGGAATCCTAATGCGCCAGCTTGGGTCGTATGGTCGAATATTCCCAGGATCCATTCATCTGATTTGACGGCGGTCCCTGGAGGAGCGAAGCGCAACTTCGCATCGGACCAGTGCGGTGCAAAATCCCGGGTAAGCGCGATCTGCGCTGAGGCGACCCATGCCTCGATAAGATTGATAGGTATCAGTCCGGTGTATGTGACGACGACTATGTTTGGGATGGTCATAGGGGTTCCCGTCCTCTGCCAGTCGGTCATTTTGAGTTCCAGGGTTTGAACGCCCGCATGGCGTCAGGTGTGAGTTCCGACGCATACCAATCGCCCTTAAAGGGGATCGCGCGGTCATCGATCGTCAGCCACGCGGCCGGCTTCTCATGCGAGAATTCAAAGGTTAGCGGTTCCGTTGGATGGCGTGTCCCACCGGCTTTGATCCAAGCATCGCGCTTTTCGTGTAGCCACGTACCCATGGCCAGCACGCCGTCGTCGGTTTTCGACCGTGACGAATAGATCACGAGTCCGAACCGATCGCGCACCCGTTCTACCCATTCGAAAAAGCCCGGCACGACATCGCCATAGATCACGCCATTCTGCCAGCCGCGCTCGTAGCTGTGGATCACGCCGTCAAAATCGATGCAGATCGTCGGCTTGAAATCACTCATCTGTAAATCACTCCAAGTGTCGCGGCGATCACAGCGAATAGCGCCAGGAAGCCGGGGAGGAGCCAATCCCAGTTCGATGCCGCTATTCGGCGCCGCCAGCCGGGGATGAACCGCCCACGCGGCCCCCGGATGTCATGGCGACGAGTCAAGCGATGATACCAAGGCGCTTGGCCGCCCCGCCGTCATAGGGCAGCACAATCGCCGCGGTGACAGTCGGGTGAAGGATCGACCCGGCCAAGGTGATGATCGTCGGAGCGACCGTCATCACGTCCTGAACCACCCCAATGATTGTCGAGAGCCCGGGCACGAGCTGTAGCAGGCCGAGGAGGATGTTTCCGGCGGTCATCACAAGGTTGGTGATGTTGGAGGCTGATGCTGCGCTCGCCACCGCTGTAGCGCCGGCCGTTACCGCGCCACTGATGCTCTGTGCTGCCGCTACCACCTGGGCAATCGCCGTTTGGGCCGACGTGGACAGGCTGGCGCCGAGCGCCGTCGCCGCGATACTGAGCGACGAGACGACTGCCTGGGCCGTGGCGATGATCGTTGTCACCGTTGGGGTCGGGGCCGTAGTAGTCGAGGTCGTCGCCGTAGTTGCAGTGCATGCCGCGAGGGCGAGCGCCGGGGCGACGAGGGCCGTGGTGTAGAGGATGGATCTTCGGTTCATGGTTGCGTTGCTCCCGGGGTGAGTGCCCAAATGATCTCAGGTCGGTGATATTCGCGCCAGACCGCCGCGCCGCTCATTGCGAATGCCGCGACTGACAGGATGAGCGCGAGACGGTTCACGCGACGGCGGGCCCGAGCACCAAGGGTAGCACAAGTGGCGCCCCCGCGACAACCGGCACGACCCCATGCGTCGCTGTATCAGTTGCTGCGACGATCATCCGCGACACACCATCGACCGTCATACCGAGTGCCGCCGCCGCGACTGGCACAGCGTTTATGGCGGCCGTAGCCTCTGCCCTAATCTGGGGGTTCGCCACATTGACGTGCGCGAGCTGCATCGCGCCCTGGTCGAGTTTCGTCTCGACCATCCCTGCCGCTGTCTGTACCGCTCCAATCATGGTCTTCCGCTGGTCTTCGGTAAGTTCGATGCCGGTGCGCTTTTCGAACGCCGCGATAGCCTTCGGAACGTAGATGGCGATCAGGCCGGCGATCGTGGCACCAATAACCGCTAGGATCGGCTGGACGATGGCGGACAGGTCAACGAGCGTCGAGGGTGCCTGCACGACAACGACGGGAGCCGCGCTTTGCCCGAAGGCGATGGCGGGCGTGAGGAAGGCGCTGGCGGGCACCAGAAAAGCAACGGCGCCCGCCATCCGAAGTCCGATCTTCACGTGTGCGTAACCGCACCGATCGAGCCGGTGATCTTGACCGGCCTTGTGTGGCCGGCGCGCTGAGCATGCCGATTGGCAATCTCATTGATCGACTTCAGCACCTCAGCGACGTATTCCGGCGAGCGCATCAACTGTTCGTGCTTCTGCATCTCGGCCGGCGTGGCGGAGGCGTCCTCCATTTCGAAGTTGGCAACGGTGTGCATTTTAGGCATTTTCAGTCTCCTTGGTTGGCGTTGCCGTCATGGCCGCGCCGGTCGTGGTTTCAGTGAGATCAGAACCGGGGGCTGCTCCAAGCCGCCCTTGAATCTCACCATGCGAATCTTTGTGGCGCCAAGTTCGGCACATGCCTCTTTGATCGATTCTGACATTTCCGCATCATAAGTCCGCGTCGTGAGAAGGCCAGTTATGTTAGCTATTTTGTCATCCCCGATTGATACGTTGGCCGTCATGAAATAGCGATCTCCATACTTGCCGCCGTCCTCAACGCCGCAAAACAGCCATCCGATCGGCCGTTTGAGTATCTTCACTTGGAAGCGCCGCCCGCGACATCACGCCCTCCGCGAGAAGCTGTCGTCTTCAGGCGACAGATAGCGGGTCGGGCGCAGCACGACAGGGCTTGCTTTCTTATTGAGCGTTTGTTATATAGTTTCCCATGCACCTGACCATGCAATTGAAGCTCTTGCCGCTGCCCGCGCAGGCCGATGCCATGCTGCGGACGATGGAGCGTTTCAACGCGGCGTGTGACGCTTTGGCAGAGGTCGCGTTCGCCAACCGATGCGCGAACAAGTTCGAATTGCAGAAACTCGCCTACCACGGCATCCGGCGTGACTTTGGCCTCGCCGCTCAGATGACCGTGCGCGCCATTGCCAAGGTGGTTGAGGCATACAAGCGGGATAAGGACATCCAGCCGACGTTCCGGCCGCACGGCGCCATCGTCTATGACCAACGCATCCTGTCGTGGAAAGGCGCGGATCGGGTCTCGATCCTGACCAACGACGGCCGGCAAATCATGCCGTGGGTGTGCGGTGCGTACCAGACCGCCACGCTTGAGAGAGCGCGCGGGCAGGCGGACCTGATCTACCGCGACGGCATGTTCTTCCTCTACGTGACCGTCGACGTTGGCGACGTGCCGATGGGAGACCCGGCCGAATACCTCGGCGTCGATCTCGGGCTGCGAAACATCGCGGCCGACAGCGATGGCGAGACGTTCTGTGGTGCCCACAACGCCAGCCTGCGACGGCGCCACGCCCGTCTTCGGCGCAAACTCCAACGGAAGGGAACGAAATCGGCGAGGCGGTTGCTTAAGGCCCGTCGCGCCAAGGAAGCGGGGTTCGCCCGGAACGTGAACCATCGTATCAGCAAGATCATCGTGCGGAAGGCAAAAGACACCGGACGCGGTATCGCCGTTGAAGATCTCAAAGGCATCCGCGATCGGATAACGGTTCGTAAGCCACAGCGCCGCGCGCATTCCAGTTGGTCGTTCGCTCAACTTCGATCGTTTCTGACCTACAAAGCCGCACTTGCTGGAGTCCCGTTGATCGCGGTCGATCCGAGATATACATCCCAGACCTGTCCGGCCTGCGGCTGTATCGACCGGAAGAACCGCCCAACGCGAGACCGTTTCGTGTGCATCAGTTGCGCGCATGCTGGCGCGTCCGACACCACAGCAGCCGGGAACATCGCTCGGCTGGGCGAACGTAATGCCGCCGAACGCAGGGCCGCGTAGCCTACCTGGCACTTGCAAAGCCGCCTGCTTTAGCTGGCGGTCCATTACTTAGGCAATTCTTGCATTGCTCTGAGTCTGGTTAAGGCTTCTTCGCGTATCTGATGATGCTCAATGTCGGGTACCGTTCCGGATATACCAGTTTCCTGGTATTGCCTTATGACGTTGTTGCATGCCACGACAATCTCCAACAGCCGCACTTCGGTTCGCTTCCTGGCGAGTGCCTTCTCGGCGACCTCCTGGACGTCATACGGGATGATGTCGGCATCAGCTTGTCTTGGCATTGCCGCTTCCCACGGTATCCACCGCCGTCCGATAAATCCCAAGCCAATCGTTCGGGCGAGGCTTACCCGGCCGCCAGTTGTTGGCATAGTAATTCCATGACATCTGCTCGGAACCCACCGCAGGAAGCGGAGCCGGATCAGACCAAAGCAGCAAACGCGCCAACGCGACCGCCAGATGATCGCCGGCGACGGTCGCCATCAACTGCCACACCTTGCGCGGATTGGCCGGCGTCTGAGCGGCCGCGCACGCCGCCATCGCCATTTTATAGGTCGTCGCAGTGGTCAGGACATCCGTGACGCCGCCGCGTTCAAACTGCCAGAAGCCGTGCGCAGGCCCATTTCCAGCCTGGATACGTTCCGACCATCCGCTTTCCTGCCCGGCGATGGCGAGAAGCAATACGCGCGCCCGATCGTCGGATAGGGCATTCCAACCTGCCAGCTCAGCACACCAGGCCAGTCCTGGGTCGAGGATGGTCGTGAGAAAATCATCCGGCGTCATGGCGGCCCCTTTCTTGCCCGGACGGCATATTCGCCGTGCATCCGCGCGGGCCTGGATGCTGGTTCCACGATGGTCTGGTGGTACCAGGACCACTGGTCGTCACCCCAATCCGCCTGGTCGGTGACCGGAACTACCTTGCCTTGCGGCCCTGTCTTGGCATCATCGTCCAGTAGATACCGCGGCACCGGCGTCAACTGCATCAGCGGGCGATCAGCCAAGAAGGTGATAGGCCGGTCCGTCGCGGTCAGGCGGATGTTGGCAAACAGCGGGCCGAATCGATAAGCCTCCCCGTCGACGAGCCCCTCGAACATGGCGACATGCGCCGGGGCGGGGAAATTGGGCACTGGCCGCAGGTGCAGCATCCACCCGGGATTGACGGTGGGGACTATGCCAAGCGTGATTTGCATCAAGCCCGGCTCGGGGAACGCTGTCAGGAAAACCGGCGGTAGTGCATTTTCTCGACCGGGAGGCCGGGCCGCATCCCACGCTTCCGGGAACCCGGGGAACATCGCGGTGTCCTGCAATGGCTCCCACTCTTCCATCCCGGCCGTGCGCCAGGCGATTTCATGGCCATCCCATACCACCTGGAACGCGAGCGGTGCGAATAGCCAATATCCCCACCCTGAGGCCAACCGAAGCGCCTCGCAGTAGCGGTACGCCCGGGTGGATATGGTGCCCGCGCCGCTGTTGTCAGCTCGCCGTGGGGCCGGCGCATCTGGGAAGAACCTATAGAAGCGAATATCTGGGCCTGGCGCTGCCATGCGGCCACTCCTTCAAACGTACGGCCCTCCCGTTTTCTGAGAGGGCCGCAGGTCAACGATCAGAAACCCGAGAGGAAGCGACAGTTAGATGCGGAACAGGCCCCCGAGGCGGAAGCCGCCACCGAGACGGAACAAGCCACCGAGACGGAACCCGCCTCCCACTTTGATTGCTGTCATGGTCATTCTCCAATTTTTGGCCAAAACCCGACGCTTTTGCCCCAGGCATCAAAACCGTATCGCATATCCCTGCGATTGTCACGGTGCGGCTTTTGGGAATCTCTGTGAAATCTGCGTTACGATCACCGGCAGCGCGTCCTCGTCCTCGAATGCGACCTCGCGAAGGTGCGTGGTGAACTCGCGGAGCACATGCTGTGGGCAGTCGATCAGCCGCAGACGGATGGTGCGCCGCCCGACCTGCACCCGGACGGTCGGGGGTCCACTCTCGGGATGGATGCCGATCCCGGCGATGTAGCTCATGGTGTTGGCTTACCGACAATGACCGTTGGGACAGTGTGCAGCGCAGCATATCCGAGCACGCTGATAGTCACGGAGATCGCCATCATACCGGCGACGATGAGGCCAACCATTGCGCCGCCATCAAGCCGCCGCTCCGTGGTCTGGCTTTGCATCCCGGCGGTGCGGCTTTCCATAGCGGTGATCCGGTCTTTCAGGTCGCCAACCTTGTCATCAGCGTTTTTCACAATGGTCCCGATCTGATCGGCCATGCTTTCGATTTGCTTGGTGAAACCAGCCTCGATTTTGGCAGTGGCCTCCTTGGCGGCGGCGAACGCGGCATCTACCGCAAGTTTTGTGTCTCCGGCCCGTTGGTCGGTCCGGGTATCGCGCTCTTCAAACTGTGAGTTAACCCCGGCAAACTTTTCTATCGTTACGGAAGAGAGTTCGGCGATCTTGCTATAAACAAGATCCTTCAGATTACTGACCGTGATGAACGTCGAGTTCGTGATACCATCGACTTCTTTTTGCAGGCTCCCCATGGAGGCGCCGAAGGTTTTCATATCCGATATGAAAAGATCCCGCTGTGCCTGCAACGCGCGGGCAAGTTCAGTCGGAGCCCGAACCATATCCGCGTGCTGGACCTCGATGGCTTTTTCTATGCCGTCGATGCGAGCGAAGACCCGTTGTTCAAGGCTCCGCGACTCGCGATCGATCGCCGCGTTGGTAATCAGGGACGGGTCGGGGTTTGGCAGCACTTCGGATGATCTTCGCGGCGTTGTCATCTAATCACCCCTCTGCCACGAGACACAGCAGCTTCACGATCGCCACTGCGATGACCAGCGCGTCGATGAGCGTGGCGTGGTCGGTCACAGCAACGTCAGTATCTCAGGCCGTGTCCGAACCCGCCAAACAGCATCGCGATGACCAGGACGATCACCACGAGCCCGATGATGCCAAAGCCGCCGCCACCGTAGTAGCCTCGCGACTGGCCCCAATAACCGCCGCCAAGTCCGCCGAACAACAAGATCACCACCAAAATTACCAAAAGCACGGCACGCCTCCATCAGTGAACCGTCGCCTTCAGGCGACGGAGGAAAGCCGGGCCGCGCGACAGCGTGGCACACGGCCGTTGAACTGGGTAATGAACTGGGGTATAAGACGAGATGCCGCCAGTGCTGGAAACACTGACGACACCTCTGACCAGTCGAGATTGAACCTCAACATGGCTGACCAAATCGTAACGCCCCAGGTCCGCAGCTTCAAGTTTCGCCTGTTCACTACGGGCGCGCAGGAAACCGCATTGACCGACATGCTCGGCGCGTTCTGCGATCTGTACAACGCCTGTCTGCAACAGCGGATTGAAGCCTACCAGCGTCGCGGGATCAACCTGCGTTACGGCAATCAGGCCGCCGAATTGAAGGCCATCCGCGTCGCGGATGAGCGTTTGGCGGGATACAGCTTCTCCGCCGAACAGCAGGTGTTGCGCCGTCTCGATAGGGCGTTCTCGGCGTTCTTCGGTCGGGTCAAGAGGGGCGGAAAAGCTGGCCTCCCTCGGTTCCGCGCCAAGTCGATGTTCGACAGTGCGGACTTTCGGGTCGGTGATGGCCTGACGATCCGCAAGAGCAAGCGCCTCGGCATGGTCGGCATACCGGGCGAAATCAAGGTCCGCTGGCACCGCGACTTGCCACCGGGGGCCAAGGTTGGCGCGGCCATCATCAGCCGCTCGTGCGGTAAATGGTATGTTTATTTCCAGATCACGCTGGCCGATGCCGAACCGATAGAGCGGCCGTTCACCCCGGTCGGTATCGACCTTGGCCTCACGTCTCTGGTGGCGCTGTCCAATGGCGAGACCGTGCCGACACCGCAGCATACGCGAGCCGCCGCCAAGAGGTTGCGCCGGCTGCAACGTGCCGTCTCGCGCTGCAAGCGTGGCAGTAAGCGACTCACAAAGGCCAAGCTGCGGGTTGCCCGACATAGCGCCAAGACGGCCAATCAACGGCGGGATACGTCGCATAAGCTGTCCCGGTCGCTGGTAGACCGCTTCTCGCACCTCGCAATGGAGGACTTGAACATCAAAGGACTGGCGGCGGGAATGCTCGCCAAGTCCGTGCATAACGCCGCGTGGAACAGTCTCGTCCAGAAGATCGCCTACAAAGCCGAAAATGCTGGTGGCGTGCTCAAACTGGTCAGTCCTCGCGGCACAAGCCAGACGTGTCCTGAATGCGGCACGATCCGACGTAAGACGCTCGCCGATCGGCGGCATACCTGCGACTGCGGGTATCATGCCGACCGCGACGTAGCGGCTGCGCGCATCGTGCTCATGCGGGCGAACTTCGGGCCAGGAACTAGCCTTCAGGCGCCAAGCCAGCGGATTGCCGCATAGCTTGCCTGAGAAGCCGTCTGCTTTAGCTGACGGAGTGTTCACAAGACCACCCAAAGCACCATCAAAATCCAAAACAGCAGTCCAATAGACATGGAAGTCCCTCCTCAGACGCCTGCGTAAATTATGCTGTAGACCATAGCTGCCGGCGGCATGTTCTGGGACGATCCGGCTCCCGTGTTCGATATGGTGATGCCGGTCGCCGCCGCGGTGATGGTGATGCCGGTCACAGCCGTTTGGGTGGTGCCATTCGGGGCTGACGCTCCCGACACGCCTGTGACCTCGCCGATCGGTGTCCCGCCACCATTCGTCACGGTCTGGATCACGTGGGCATGGCCAGGGTCCGTATAGGCGTGCGTATGGGTCGGATCGCTGAGCGCGTGCGTGTGGGTTTGCAGCGCCTGATTACCGCCGTGCGCGCCCAGCGTGGTGCCTGCGATCCCCGAGACCCCTGCTGTCACGACGTTCGCCGGCGTGCCTCCCATGTTGTCGAGCCCAACCGTCACGCGACCACGTAGGTCAGGCACGTTGAACGTCGTCGATCCGTCGCCGACGCCCCATGTCGTTCCGATCGCGGCAAACAACGCGGAATAGGTCGAGCGACTGACCGCCTGGCCGAAGCACTGATACCATCCTGCCGGGATCGCCGAAGAGATGCCGGCGAACTGACGGACTTCGCCAACGATGCCGGCGACATTGGTGACCGCGCCGCCCGCCGCCGGCCCGACGTCATCAAAGGACCAAATCTGCGCGCCGGTCGGATCATCGGTTGTGGACGGCGTCCAAAACTGGACCCGATAGGCTTCTGTCGTACCGAGAAAGATGCTGCCGAACCGACCGTTGGCGTCGGCTACAACCGGGTTCGTGTTGGGCGTCGTAAGGGCCACATCCTGGAACGTGTCCTGCGGCGTCGCTGTCGCGGTCAGGTAGAAGAACAGCCGAGCAGCGGCGTATGGCACACCGGTTGGCGTGATCTCAAACGCGTCGGGCGTATAATACCGAACACCAATAGCCATGCCAGCGCTTCCAGATGAATAGCTGGGCTGCTGGCCCGTGCGTCATCGTAGACAGAAACTCCGACTTACACCAGCCGATCAAAGGTGTGGATAATGCCGGGCTCTTAGCCGCTCACGTTCCGCGATCTGACGGTCTTCCTGGCGGCCCTGTGTGGGGTCAACACGGAGTCTGATCATGGCCCATGCTGTCCCGAGCGTCAGGACGAACCATAAGGCGCTCATCCGTTGCGCGGGCCGCTCGGCTTCCCTGGCCGGTCCATGCGTGGGTTCAGCCTCATGTTCGCCGGGGCATGGTGTGCGAACGCAGCAAGCACTTTCTGGCCGGCTTCGAGTGCGCGACCGCCGGGCGGCATCGGCATCTTCATTGGCTTCATCGATGGCAGTTTCATTGTGTGGCTCCCTGAGTTGGACCAAGCGTGCGCGCGGCTGTGGCGGCCGGTTCCATTGCCAGGAGGGACCTGGCCCATTGCTTGGTCTGAGGACTGACGCTGCTACCCGCACGGCGCATGAGGTCAGCGGCAATGGCTGGATCTCTGATCGCTTCGTTCAGTCGTTGGCGCAGGGCAGCGCGCGGCATCGCATAGAGGCTCTGTAGCGCCGTTGTCGTGCTGTGGCCAGCGCCCGCCAGTTCAATGCCGATCAGCGCGCCAATGCCAAACCCCGGCGCGACATGCTCGGTAATCGCCCCGCCGATCGCGCCGCCTACGCGAGGAAGCACCCGGCTCAGAACGGGGCCCAGGAACACATCCAGATAACGGTCGCCGATCAGACGCTCAAATGTCTCACTGCCGCGACCGCCGCGTAGAGCCTCACGCTTCGCGGCCATCACGGCGGCATCTCGTATCGCGTCCACGACGTCCATCTGTGCCGGCGACATCGCGCCACTACGCTGGATCCACCCGCGGTTGCTGTCGATCGTTTCTGAGAGCCGGTTCATGATGATGTTCGGCTTGCCGGATAGATCACGCTCCGTAGACGATGCGGCATCGAGCATCGAGTTGATAATGACGTTCCGGTATCCCTGCGCCAACTCGGCGCGCGCTCCGAATGCGGCGGCGGGACTCAAGCCGGGCAATGGCATCCCTGCATTCGCAGTGGCGAGGCTCCCCCATGTACGCCTGAGATCATCCAGCATGCCTAGGATATGATTGACACCGCCCGGGGTTTTCTCACTCGCTGTCGTTAAATTGAAAGCCTTGCGCCCGACCACCGCCGGGTCGAGCCCTTTGCGATTGCCGGGCTGTGCGTTCACCATTGCCTGGAATTGCGGCTTTTCGAACGCGTCATTGAGACGACGCGAGTAAGTCCGCGCGCGCCGGTAATCGGAGAGGGCCTGTGGATTGGCACGCAGACCTGGATTGCTTTCGATCGCATCCAGGATCGCGTCGCCCGCCGAGGTCGCGGCTGTGCGGGCAAACCGCTCGCTGGCCGGCAGCCCGCGCGCGGCGGCGAGGATGTCGCTTCGCGCCGAGTTCATGTCGTGCAGCGATGCATTTTTCGGCAGATTATAGAAGTCCTGCAACGCGTTGTAGACGTCCGCATTGCGCGTCATGGCGTTTTGGAAGCGCGCCGGAAGTCCACCGATCGTCCTCTGCACCCGCGCCACCGCTGCTGGGATATCCGGTTGCACGGTCTGCATTGGCTGTGTGGTCCAGAGCCGGCGTTCTTCATCACGCAAAACGCCGTGTGCGCCCTGCATCGCGTTGGTCATCTCGGTCGCCGCGTCGGATACCGTTGCCGGTTCGGCCAGTCTTGGCAGCCCTGGGACGGTTCCTGTCGCTGCCGTCTGGATCGCCTGATTCTGCGCAGTCCTCTCAACCAACGCGCCGGTATTGTCGGTTGTGTTCAGCAACCGTTCGGTCGAGGCGAGTCCCGGTGAATTGAAGCCACCAGCCACACCGATTGGCATGTTCGGCAATGGGGATGGGGTTGGCGTCGGTACCGCGTCGGTTGGGCTCAGTCCGGCGGCGTCTCGCAACGCGCCGCCCGCCAGGTTGTCAATTGCCGCGTTCGGCCGCAAGGCTGTATTCAGTCTGGTGCCAACGGCGCCGATCGTCGGTGCGGCGGCGGATAGAACGCCTCCCATTTCAGCGCCCTGCCGAGCGCCTTGCAGACGCTGCGACGTATCCCCTTCGGTTTGACCAAAGCCGGCCGCGGCTCCAAGCCCGGCGCCAGCGATGATATTACGTCCGACTCCCATAAAACTCGCGCCGGGGCCGAACAGCGGAGCGGTCACGGGGGTTGAGGCAAGTCCGCCGGCAAGCTCAAGAGCGGTTCCAGTAACTGGATTCTGTTTCTCGAAAGCGATACGGTTCGCCTTCATTTCCTGCCGCGCCTGATCATAAGCCGGAGCGAAAGGAACGCCCTTTGTCAGGCTGTCGATCGCGGCCGATACCGCTGGGACTGCATCCTCGTCGTACCCCATCGTAGCGCCATGCGATGCAGACTGGCCCGCGGCAAGGCGTGTGTTGGCAGGGTCCAGAAAAGCATCGACGAAACTTGCCTTCAAACGTTGGTCCCACGGAAGCGCGGCGAACTCCGGCGATGTCGATGGCGGATATGGGCCACCAAGCATTTTGACGACGGGATCGGTCGGAGGAGCGGTAGCCGGCGCCGTCGTGGATGTTTCGGACGTAGCCGGCACAGTCGCTGGAGTGGTGTCAGACTTGACAAACCCATTGGCGGCGAAGGGATCGAAGGCGGTCGTTTTGGTTGGTTCAGGCGCCGTCGCTGATGGCGCTGCTGGCGCGCCGGGCGAAGCGTCCAGCGTGTCATTGAGGAGACCGAGTTCGACCGGGTCAGTTCTTGGCGTGATCCGCTGTATCGGCGTCCCTGGAGGAACGGTCAGCGGCGCCGGGTTCGGTGTCGGCGGGCCGCCGACCTGAGATGCGATGGTGCCAGAGCCGGCCGTTCCAGGCTGAGCCGCCGGATCAATGTTGGTTTCCCCGCCGATATCGATTACTGGCGAGAGCCCGGGCTTCTGTCCATTGTCATTGACCGGGACAAAGCCGTTGGCGGCAAATGGATCGAATGTGGTTGCCGCGTCAGCCACTACTGCGCGGCCTGGTAACCAAGGTGAGCCAGACCGTTTGGATCAACCCGTTTGATGATAGCCACCGCCTCTTGTTGCTTGGCGCGGTTGACGAGGTTCGGCTTAGCGTCCGTGCCCGGGCCGAATGTCGCGAACGCCTTTGCTGGCGGCATACCGTTCATCAGATTGGCCGCGGCGGCGTAGACATCCGGGCCGTGCGGCGAGTCCGGAGACAGCCACTGCTTCTCCAACGCCGTCATCGGCTGATATCGCTTATACGGTCCCGAGACCAAAGAGTCGTTCGTGGCGTCCCGTTGCGTCGAATAGAAGTCATTGGAGGCGTCAGCAAAGTCGCGCGTCATCTGCTGGGCGACCTGACCAAGGTTCGTGATCTGCTGGACCGCCGGCTTGGTCATGTCGATCGAGGGGCTGGCCTTCGCGAAATACTGGGTAGACATCGCGCCGATACGTTGAACGCCCTGCGTCCGTTCGTTCGACATGACGTTGCTCAGGAATGACTTCTGCAAGTCCTGAAGCTGAGAGACGTCCATGGGGCCAACGCCCGTCAAATGCTGGGCTATGCCCTGAGACCAGGAGCCTCCGAATTCCTTGGCGTATGCCGCAATGGCCAGTCTGGTATCACTCCCGGCCCCGAGAAGATCATCCGGCGTTCCAGCGACCATTCCCTTGATGTTTTGTAGATTGTACTGGTCGGTCGCAGCTTTCATTCCAGCATCAACATTCGCTTCATTCTTCGAGAGATCGGAGGCCATCAGAGGCGTGTCGCGCTCGATCTGCGCCTTGATACCAGGCGTCGGCTGATTGGCGATTGGCAGTTGCTGGGCGATGAAGTTCCGCGCGCTGTCTGGATTTGCCAGAAGCGTTTGCTTCTGCGCCGGCGTGATGTAACCACCATCCGACAGCGCCTGAATTCCGGTCGGCGCGTCCGGCTGACTGCTGAAGATCGTGGCCATATTATTCGCGCGCTGCGTTTGGAACTGAGTCCTTTGTTCGGGCGATCCCATCAGGCCACCCGGCTGCATGGCAAGCGTGCCAGGAGAGGGTCCCGGCATGCCTGGGATCATCACCGGCCGAATGGGCGTTGCGCCTGTTGGCGACGGTGTTGGAGCGGATGCGGTCGATGCTGATGGCGGCTGTGGCCACGTGGCGCCCGCTGTCGTCGGAACATTGGCGCGCGTGTCTGGTCCCGTATGGCCGCCTGGATCGGCTACCCCACTTTGCTGCGTTTCATGGGCAACCGTCAGAGGAAGTCGTCGCATGAACGATTCGCCGGTTTTGTTCTGTTGCGAACCTCCGGTGATGGACGGCCACTGAGAAGCAAGGGCGGCAGTGATCTGCGCCTCATGACCACCAGCTTTGAGGTCAGTGTCGAGATCCTGTCCAGTTTGATCATTGTAGGTTTTCTGTGCGAGCCACCATGCGGCGCGATCCTGATTGCCTTGGCTCATGTTGTTCGGATCTACGCCAGCGCCAGCCGACGCCGTTTTCCATGTCGCTGGCTCGAACTGGTAAAGTCCGGCTGCTCCCGCGCCAGGATGGCCCTGCGACGTGTCAAATGTTGGGGATCGTCCGCTCTGCGGCGGCACATATCGCACGTTCGCCGATGGAGACTCGGATGGTGACAAGGCACGCAACAAGCCTTGGCCCTCGGGCGGAATGTAGGGCGCCGCAGACGGATCGACCGCTGGGCCGATCGGAAGACGGGGACCGCTTCCATCCGGCGGAGGAGGCACCTGACCAATCACACCTGACTGATTTATAGCTGAGCCTGTCAGGAGGTTTTGCAAACGCTTGGCGTAAGTATCCTGTCCGGTTTGTGCTGCGGTCGCAGTAGAACTCGCCGCTGCTCCACTCGCTTGTGCGGCCTGAGCCCCGCGCAATCCGATTTCGGACGGAATTGCGCCAGCTTGTGCCCCGATCAGCCCCGCTTGCGCCTGAGCTTGCCCGGCCTGAGCCTGCCGAAGCGCGATCTCGGACGGGATCCCGCCGGCTTGTGCGGATGTGAGCGCGGCCTGTGCCCCGATCAGCCCGGTTTGCGCCTGAGTCTGCCCCAACCCGGCCCATTTCTGTTCCTGGCCAACGATATCCGGCGCGGCGACCGGAGCGAATTGCATGATGGAACCGGACATCTATGTACCGAAACTAAATGTGGCGTCCGAGGCGGCCAGTGGACTGGTGGCGGACGAATTCGCTCCAATGAATGAACTCGTGGCAGCGTTATAGTTCGTATTGGGATTGGCGATCTGTGATGCGTAAGACGACTGGCCCATTCCGAAAAGGTTACTAAGGCCATTCTGCACAGATGGATTATTGAGCGCACTGCCGATCGAGCCGCCGGTTTGGCCAATTCCTTGATTGGTCGCGCTGGCGCTGTTCATGATGCCCTGTGCGGCGGCATTGCCGTAATTCGTATTGGCGGCGCCGATCTGTGCTCCGGTTCCAAGGCCGATGCTGCCGAGCGATGAAGCCGCGTTCTGGCCTGAACTGGCGAGGCCGGTCAACCCGCTCGTATACTGATTGAAGCCCTGGCTCGCATATCCAGCGTTCAACTGCCCAATATCTCGACCGATCGCACCCGGGCTGCCGGTGAGGCCGGAACTGGCGAGCGCGCGATTGGTCGCAAGGTTTGCTTGCTGCAACGGGAATTGATAGCCCGGAGTGCTTTGGAACTGAGCAAACGCCCCGGCGGCTCCTCCCAGAGCGGACCCTGGAGGCCCACCAGTGCCACCGGCCCCCACCGCGCCCCCTGCACTTCCGCCGCCGGCCGTGCCGCCTGGTAGTCCATACAGGCTGAGCAATGAGCCAAGCGCCGAAGTCCCGCCGCTCATATAAGGCTGAAGGTTGGATTGGGTCTGTCCATAGTTCTGCTTTATCCAGTCGAGCGAATTTTGCTGCGACTGCTCCTGCGCCTTTGCGGCACTACTGGCAGCATTGGATCCGAGGAGAGAACCCCCAATCGATCCGACTGCACTGATAGCAGCTCCGGCCGCGGCCCACGGAATCGGCTTTACTCCTGGGTCGCCGACAAAGCCGCGCGAGGGCGCCGCTTGCCGGACAGGAGGTTAGGATTAACCATTATCTCAGTTCCTTCGACAGGATCACATCATCGACCTTCGCCTCGTCAGTCTCGTCGGTCGGGTGAATGCAGAACCATACGGTATTGGTTACCGCGGTGAGTGTGTGCGGCTGACCCTTCCGGATCGGCAGCGCGATCGGTCCATGGTAAAGCCATGTGGCACCGTCGATCATCAGCCGGATGGTGCCAGAGGCCAGAATGCTCAGATGGTCGTAATCATGTTCATGAGACACCAGAACGAAGCCGGCGGGAATGCGCAACTCCTTCGCGTAGATGCCCTTCGCATCGTCCTGACCAACAAAATGATGTCGGATATTGTCGGCCGGAAACGCCATGGCGAACGGTTCAAGAACGGACCGGATCATTCGTCCCTCCTGAAGCACATTATGAGAACAATCCGCTCGGAGTCGCCGTCGTTCCGCACTGAATGCGTAATCAGATTATCGTGGCTCCATGCCTCTCCCTGCTTCCACACCATCTCCTCGTCCTCGACGGTGTTCACGCACCGGTCATTCCCCCGGAGCACAAGCCAGACCTTGGTGGTGTAATACTCTGAGTGCCAGCTTCCCCGGTCATCATGCGGATAGACCTGGCAACCGGGCGGGATGCGGGTCATCAGGATGCCGCCGGTTCGCACCGGACTCACCAATCGCATGAACTGCACGATTATGGACGGTAGCGAAAGGAGCACATGAAAGGCCGGCCACCAGACCGATTGGTGTTCCCGTTGCATAAATCCCGGCCCGCGCATCTCTTCTTTGCTGGCATACCGGATCCAGAGGTCCGATGTCTCCCGATGCGGCGAATTGCCCGCACGCCGCTCTGGACGGTCATTCCAGAGTCCAGGATTGGCGTCGATCTCGGCCAGCAATGGCGCGACGTCTATATCCTTGGCGATGAGGGTGAAATGCCCCATCTCAGGACACGTTCAACAGGCCAGAGGCGAATACGTTCACCTTCGCCGCGGTGTCGGCAACGCCCCATATCGCGTCACCGGGATTGAGGACCATCCCATACTCGTTCTGGCCATTGTAGCCGCCGCCGGCGAGGAGCGCGCGAGGAGGCGTGCTTTCGGTCGGTGCGCCGGCCGATCCACCGCTTGGCACGATGTAGAGCGTAATCGTGCGGGTCGCCGTGTCCGTGTTCACCGCGGTCAATGCGATGATCTGCGTCCAGACGTTCGATGGGGATGTGTAAAGCAGCCCGGCGCTGCTGCCGAGCTGTTGGGTCTCGATGATCTGCTGAACCGGCGGTGCCATGCGAATTCCACATCCTGTTGCTCGATGGGAGGCGCTTCTGGGCCCGCATTACGCAGGTAACAGGAAAACACTCACTCCCGCAAGTTATCCGCATCCGCGGCAGATGTCGCCGCTCACTGAGTAACGCGAATGTTATAATTCGAGGCCGCAGGAGTCAGCGCTATGGCCGCTCCCACGGCAACCGTGACCGTTCCCGCCGACGACACGTAGCCGTTCCAGAACACCCCGGCCCCAGGATAGGTGACCGGCGACGCATCTACCGCCATGGCCGTTGTGACCCCGGCGATGGCCACCGTCCCCGTTGCGTCCTGGCCAGCGAGAAGAGCCGAACCCCCGATGCTGCCCGTGGTGCCTGTCAGGACCGGGAGGACAGTCGCTGAATTCAGGATGAGCGTATCGGTTGCCGTTCCACCGGTGACCTGAAGTTTAGCGGCGCCGGTGGCCGTGGTCGCGCCCCAGACCAGTATGCCATCGTTTGTTATCGTTCCGCGTTGCGTAAGCGTAACCGTTGTATTCGCGACGGTGCTAAAAGAGATACCGAAGCCTTGGGCGGAGTCAGTATAGTTCTCGGAAGTGGTGACCTGTAGAAAAGTTTGGTTCGTTCCGTAATTTGTCGCGCCGTAGCCTGCCACCGAGAATGTCGTAAGGTTTTCGCCGGAAGAAACGGCACTCAACGTACCAGCGGTCCCATCCGCTCGCCGTCCTGAGTAAGCAGGATTTCCGCCGATGGCGTCAATCAAGAACCTGGAGTTTGCCGCAGGCGCTCCGACAAGTTGGATTACCGTACCACTGTGGGTCGGGACGGACGGTATGATGCTATTGGCATTGACTACAACTGGGGCATATCCCGCCGCCGCCGCGAAGGTTGGACTTGACTGGATCGCGACCGTCCCCGACCCGGTGATCGTCCCACCGGTGAGGTTCGATCCAGCGACGAGTTGCGTCACGGTGCCAGTGCCGGGAGCTGAGGCCGAGAGCGTGCCTGACGTCAAGGTGACGTTGGACCCAATCGCGGTCACCACACCGCCATTCCAGTCGGGCGTTAGCGTCCCCGTGGCCAGAGTAAGCCCGGCGTGAAACGCAGTGAGAGAGCCGGCCTGATAGGTGGGGGTGAGCGCCGTTCCCACGAGCGACAGCCCGGTTCCGAGTGATGCCACCGTGCCGCCATTCCACTCGACGGCGAGCGTGCCTGTCGTGGTGATTGGACCGCCCGTGATCCCCGCGCCCGAGGTAGCAATGTTGGTGACCGTGCCGGTCCCCGGCGCCGTAGCCGAGAGAGTCCCGGCGGTCAGTGTGACATTGGACCCAATGGCCGTGACTGTGCCGGCCGTCCACTCTGGCGCGGCGGCAGTGGCCGCGAGTGAGCCCGCCGTCAGTGTCAGGCCGGCGCCAAACGGAAAGGCAGAAAGTGTCCCCGAGACGCCCAGGTTGTCGGTTGCCGTTCCACCGGTGACCTGAAGTACGTCGGTCCCTGATACCGTCGCGCCATTACCCACAAGCACAACGCCATTCGCATTACCCACGATAGTAAGAGGGGTCACAGAAGTAACAGATCCGATTTGTGAAACCGCAAATTGCATCTGGCCGCCATTTGCCGTGGGCGTAATGTTCTCGGCCGTTAAAAAGGTTATACTCGCATTTGCAACGTAATTCGTGCCGTCGAACGCCAGCCCGTCCGCAGTCCAATTGGCATATCCAGAAGAGCTCGCGAGCGGAACGCTACTGGTCCCATTTGCCTGACGGGAGGAAAGTCGCCCGGAATTGTGGCCGAAAGCATCAAGCAGAATACGTGTGTTTTGGCCGTTGATATTGCTCAGTTGCAGAAGCGTCCCGCTCGGCAAGGGGCTTGCGGAGACAACCGTTCCGCCGTCCAGGACCATCGGGAACGTCGAGGACACTGAGATCGTCGGCGAGTTCTGTAGATTGAGGGTTCCGCTGGTCGTTATCGTCCCACCCGGCCCCGCGCCAACATTGAGGTTCGATCCAGCGATTATCGTCGTTGTCGACCCTCCCGCGCTGGCACTCAGGGTTCCTGCCGCGATCGTCAGATTGGCTCCGATCGCCGTTGCTGTTGGTATTGCCCCCACGCTGCCTGAGTTACCCAGGATGTTTCCGGCCGCCACAGTGCCGAGGTTGATGGTCCCGGAGGTGATGGCGAGCGATGTGCCGACTGCCGACACCGTCCCACCGCTCCACTCGGAGGGTTGTCCTGGCGGCCCGGGCAGGCCGTTTGATCCAGGTAGTCCAGGTGCCCCGCGCAGTCCTGTCAGTCCAGCCGCTCCCGCGGCGCCCGGCATGGCTGGCGCGGATGGAACCCAGGGCCGGATTTTTTGAAGGGCCTCCTCGATCCCCGATATGCGACCGGACATCCCGGATGATGAAGATCCAGCAGCCTGGAGCACGGTTATCGAGGTATTAAGTTGGCTGATCTGTTCCGATATGGTTAGATTGTTGCCTCCGCTGCCGCCGCCGCCACTCGCACTGGCCGGCGCGGGCTGTCCGAGGTACGCCAGTATCCGCGTTATCACCTGGCCGAAATAACTGGTCGCAAGGATCGGTTGGCCGTCGCCAGTCTGACCGATCGGCTGATCCATCGCCATCGGTGTGAGTTTGGTGGGCGCTACGGAACTGTTTTTGCTGCTACCAGACATTTTAAGTGGCTCCCCATCTAAACCCAGGGCGTCCCGAAGCTCTGTCGTTCATGCCAAAGGGTGCTTCCGATGTCGTACACCCATGTGGCGCATCCACTGAAGAAATTGCAAACCACGAATTTATGTCCCTCCTGGTCGAGAACGAACATGCTGACGTCGTTGAACTTCAATGGATATTGTGCCCATGCGTGCTCCATCGCAAAGGTGCTTATTCGCGTGGGCTGAAACCCATTCAGGCGGTAGGAGATCCCATCTTCGCCGATCCAGAAAACCGTATTGTCCTCTGAGCACACCGCATAGGGCGACGCCAGACCACGGGCAATTTGCGCTGCGTCATACCGCAGAAACGGGAATGTCACGGCTCCCGAGTCCCACCAGATTTCCGTATAGGTCCGGCAAAACAACAGCAACTGCTCATGATATATCTCCACGGCCTGAATGAAATCGCTGCCCGAACTGGCGGTAGCGAAGTCCAAACCAGAATATTGCGTTCCATCGTTAATCGAAGACAGAAAGAACTGCCGAGTGTTCTTCGCACTGAAGACGAAATAACCGTCGAAGTAGCGAACCGTTGTCGCCGGCTGGAAGGACGGAGCGGTGATCGCCGCCAGCGTATTGGACGGATCGATGATAATGGCGCCCGCGGTGAGGACTGCCGGAAGCGGATCAGCAAACGCGATACCGAGATCCAACGGTCCCACAGTCACTGTTGCCGTCGTGGTCAACGTCGCGCCGCTGTCGAGTGCTATGAAGATCGTGTCGCCGCTGGTAATCGTCCCTATGATATTCGCTTCGACGAAAGTGGCGCCAGCTTCCTGAGTCGCCGTCGTCACCTGATTGAGACCGCCCCACTGAAAGATCCAGGCCACGTCGCCATCGACCATGACTAACTGGTTGGCATTGTCCGCCATGGAAACATAGAGTCCTCCAATCGACGTCTCGCCCCAGAATGTTGCCGGCACCGACGTGCCCGCCGGGGCATTGAGCGCGTCGGAGTAATTGATGGACCAAAGCTCCCCGCCAGATATCGCATACAGGGTATCCAGCATGATGTGCATCTGCTGCACTGGCCCGTTGCCGAACCGAGAGAACAGGTTGAGCCCGGGAATGCCATAGATCGGCATTTGGGTCTTGCCTTCTTTCGGTGTCGGCTCGACGAAGGCGTTCATGCACTGCTGCGCGAGCAGTTGCATGCTTCTGGCCTGATAACTCTGGGCTGCGAACTGAAGTTCAGCCATGGCCTATCCTCGCCGCGCGCCGGGGTACATGGCAACCCCGAACATTACCGACTCAGGTTCCCGATCCCATCCCTGGGCCATGCGGAGCTTTTCGGCCGCCTGCATCCCCACTGCCTGGAATGCGCTGATCCGTGCCATCGCGCCATAACCGACGCCGGTCTCAGGTTCCTTTCCGTACTCCGGCCAGAGTTCGAGTGCCAGGTTGAAGGCAATGGCGTTCTGCCATTCGACCGGGAAATCCGCGCTAGAGGTAAGGTCCGTCAGCAGCGCGATCGGCCTCTGGGCTGTGAACCGGAACCCGAACTGATTATTCGACGGGCTCGGCCATAGGTTGAGCAGTGCTGAGCCAAGCTGAGATGAGCCAAACGGCGTTGGCGAGGTCTGCGGATCGTAGAAGAAGGCCGTTTGCACGCCGGTCGTGTTCTTGTTCGGTTGCTGCTGATAATCGAGCCGCGCCCACATCTGCATCGGCGTGTCGATCCGGCTCAGATAATTGTATCGTCTGCCGCCGTAGACCCGGAGCGGCCGGATCAACGGCGTCGTGTAGTCGAAGACGATCGCCGGCGCGCTGGCCTGAGACGGGACCGAGTTCGTAAGCGTCACGACATTACCCGCCGGCGCACCGTTCACGGTTGTCCAGAAATTCGTACCCAGGTCGAGCTGGATCCCAATGTTGTCCCCGCTCTGCACGCCGGAGGCGGACGTGAGTGTGATCGTCCCGGCGCCGGCCGCCGCGGTGACCGCCAGCGTGGTCTGAATGAGCGTGTTGAACAACGTGGCATGATCAGTGCTGGCGCTGCTTATGGAATAGCGCGGTTGCGCTGGCTGAGGGAAAAGGATCGCCTCTTCCTCACACCAAACATGGATGTCGCTGGCCTGCCATTGTTGGATCAACGCGTTCAGCGCGATAATGCCGTTGTTCACCAGGCCAAGCGCGGGGACGTCCTGCGGCCCGATGGCGTTACAGATTCGCAACGCGCGTGCGATCAGTTGATAGACCGGCTGGACGAATGGCAGCGTGCTGGTCCCGGTATCCTCTTTATCCCAGGCAATCAGCATCTCCAGCTTCGGCCCGGCCTGCCCCTTGATGATCTCCATGATCGTAGGGGGAACCCCATACTCGGGCCCGATCTCGGCGGCGAGCATCCATTTGAGCGCGGCCAACCACTCCGCCGGGAAGTCCGGGATGTTGGCGAGCGTGGCGAAGTCCTGGATCGGCCGTTGCGCGGTGAACCGAACAGCCATCGTGTCGTTGAGCGCCGCCGGGTAAAAACTCATGACCGCGATCAAATTGGCGTAGGCACCCTGGCCAGTCTGCGGATCGAAGAAGAAGTTCTGAACGATGCCGGTCGCTTGTTTCGTCGACAGGTTCGCGTAATCGAGCCGCGTCATCGGGATCAAGGGCGTCTCGGACTGCGTCGCATATGTGAAGCGCCGCGCGCCGCGCACTTTCAGCGGTCTGGATAACGGCGCGGCAAAGTCGAAGACCAGATTGGTCAATGAAGCCTGCGAAGGAAGTGCGGCGGTCAGCGTGATGGTTGCTCCCGATGGAGCGCCGTCTACGGTGGTCCAGAAGATCGAGCCGACGTCGAGTTGAATGCCGATCGTGTCGCCGCTGTTGATCCCTGCAATCGAGGCGACGGTCGCTGTGGTGCCTGTCGAATTGACCGTGATCGAGGTCGTCGTGAGATCAGCGAACAGGCACGCGTTATCAGGACTACCGGCGCCAAGCTGATAGCGCGACTGCCCCGGTTGCAGGAACAGAATTGCCTCCTCCTGGATCCAGACATGCGCGCCAGAGACCTGGATGTTTTTGACCAGAAGATTGAACGCGTCGAGGCCATTTTGAAGTTCGACGCCAGCGGGCGTCTCATCCTCTCCGATGGCCTGACAAATACGGAGCGCCGCCGTCAGAAGGCTGATCGCCGATGCTGAGTAGGTGTAGGTTCCGCTGGTGGTGAGGACTGCCATTAACCGAGCCCCTTATTGAAATCTCCATAGGCGCCGATAATGGCAGGCCGTGCCGCGTCCGAATAGGTGAGCCGGAATATCCACTGCCTGGCGTGACCAAGCGCCAGCCACCGCAAGCGCTTGCGATACTCCCCGGCGGCTCCCATGGAACGGAATTTCTGCATCGGTTGCCACGTCACGCCGCCGTCCTTCGATATGTCGAGCACCATGATTGGGGCGGTCTCCGGGGCGTTGGGAAGTCCGAGCCCTGCCTCAACCTCGATTTCGAACCTCGGAACGAAGATGCGCTTGCGGTCATCGTGCATCGGGGGGGATGTCACCAGCATCCGCATCGGGTTGCTGTATTCCTTGAAAATGGTGAAGTCCGACAGGCCGATGACGTTGCTGAACTTGTCGCCCACAAGTGCCATGCCGTGCCAGTTGATGCCGCACAGGCCGCGCCAGCCGCAGAGCGTGGCCCCGGCGCTGACGGGCGCGAAAACCGTGCTGGTAGAGCATTGCGTGAGGGCAGAAAAGCCGCTGTCACCCGCGCCATTGATGGCATTGACCTTGAACTCATAGGCAGTGCCCCGGTCAAGGCCGGTAATAACCTGACTGGTCCCGGTAATCCCCGTTATCTCAGTGAAGGAGACATCGAGCACCTTGCGATAATCCAACGTGTAGGATGTCGCCGCGGCGCCGGCCGGTGTCCAGGAGGCTGTAAAGCTGGAGGTGGTATGCGTGTCGCCGCAGAATGGGGCTGGAACACCCGGCTGTAAGGGGATCGCCGTCAGGAATACCGCGACACCAACGACGTTTCCCACTCCAGCCGCGAAGTCGAACACATCCCGGACAACCGCCGATCCAAGCGCTATCAAGGACGAAAGTTCGTGCGCGAGGCCCTGGCCGGATACTTGCGCGCCGCCCAGATTGCTGGACCCGCTGAATGCGGCGCCGACCATCCAGTAATTATAATTGCCGCCGGCCGCGAAATTGGCAGCGACGCCGCCACCCCACCAGGCTGAGAAGATATCAGCCGTTGGATTGACCAACTCGAAATAGTATTGGCCGGTCGCGTAGCCATCGACCGCCTGCGCCATTCCGGCAGCAGTCGGAAAGGAGCAAGCAAGGTCCGCTCCGCTTATCGACGCACTGCCATAGAGCTTGGTCGGATCGAGCGTGGTGAAGCCGCCGCCGACATGCGGCCAGCCGGCGGTGTATCCAGAGGGAACGGAGAATGAAAACCCCGTCGCGCCGAAATTACAGGTGATCCCGGCATCGCCGGTCGCCTGGACTGTCGGGAACATCGTGGTGCCAGCCATCGCCGAAATGTCGATGCCGCCAACGTTGGCAACCGGATCGGCGGACGGGCTGCCGTTCCATTCGCCGTTGTTCAGTCGAAACCAGACCTGAAAATTCGCCATTTCAGGTCAGACTCAGTTGAAGCACCGAGTTCTCGATCGGATCACCGAAGAGCGACCCCACACTTGCGGGAAGCGGTGTGGCCAATGTGAAGATATACCCGGAAATTCCGCCAATATGGGTCAGAAAATTCTCGCCGCTATCCAACATGATCTGGATGCGATTGCCGATCGAGAAGCCGACAGTAGAGTCTACGGTGATGGCGCTCGACTGACGCGCGGACGGGGCGGTCACGAAGGTGCCAAGGATGACGAACTGATTGACCTGCCGCGGCCGTACGAGTTGGGCCACCTGATCGTCTCGTACGCCAGTTACGAAATCCTGGGGTTGCTGCGGTTCCCACCGGTCCGGAGCCACCGCCAGATTGCCCGTCTGGCCGCCAGGAATGATGCGGGCTTTCGACGCGCGGATTTTGAAGCCGCTCAGGTCGTCTAAAATATAGTTATCTCCGCCTATGTAATGCCGATCATCAGCCGTGACACTACCCTCCTGGTTATCCCGCGAAAAGGAATTGCGATAAGCGTGCCGGGGCGGACGCTACGCTACCTCGGCCATATCCAGCACCGCTACCCAATCCCATGCGGACGAGTTCCCGGTGGGGTTTGTGCAGGTGATGTTGAAGCCACCGTTGGTGGTGTCGGCGGTGACAGAAACCGCAGCTCCGGTGACGGTGCCCCTTGTGAGTGCGACGGGCGTGCCGAGCGCGAGGGCCGTGGTCGCGAGCGTTCCATCGACGGAAATCATACCCTCGACGGTCCAGTCATAGTCGGTCCCGGAGGTGGTCGCGTTGCGCCCGTGAACCTTAATCGAGAAGTGCGCCGCGGAATTGATCGGCATATTGCATATCGAGGTTGTGGTCGCTGTGGTCGCGGAGGTTGCAAACAGCCGAACGGATGCTCCGGTCGTGGTGCCAGAGAGTACCATACGGGAAGACTGGAACTGCCCAACCGATAATGTATTGCCTCCGAGGATAAGCGCCGGTCTGCCGCGGTCAGTAGCGCGTGACCCGCCTACGACAGATGCGTAGCCGGTGATGCTGCACAAGTCACCAGCCGCGGCGAAGGCATAAGTGCCGGTATTTAGCGTATTGTGTCCGCCTACGCTACCGCCACCGAAGCTTGCTACAAAAACCGCCGCGCCTCCAACTTGCACCGAGGCAAAGCCGGACGCGCCACTATTGGAGCCGCCGATCTCTACCACGCCAGAGGTGGTGGTTGGTCCCGACAGAATATTGATGTTGCCCGTTCCACCAAACGGAACCGGGTAGGGGTTATTTGATAGCGTATACCAGCCGTTTGCCCCCGGCTCCACAGTCGGTAATGGAAAAGAGTTCGCTTGATCGATATGCTCAATCGTTATGTTTGAGGCAGGGGACGGGACAACAATCGTAATGGTGTCGCCAGCAACCGGGGTGCCGGTCAATGGGATAACCAGATCGGTTAGCGCCAGGACGCCACCGGAAACAGCAATGTCGGTCTGGACGTGGCCACCAGAGGGAACCGTGGTCGTGGTCCAGTGCGTGCCGTCAACCGCCGTCAAGAGATATGTTCCGGCCACTGCGGAGTTTGTAGCGCCAAGTGAGAACGTCACAGGAAGCGCGATTGCGACCGCAGCGACAAAACCCTGGGGAAACGATACCGTTGTTCCTGTTACGCCCGAGCAATGGAAGTTGTTCGGGATGCCCGTATAGTAGCCTCCGGCTGAAGCGGTCATCCCCACCGCGACACCTGTAGTGGACGCGAAGGATAGCGAAACACCACGAAACCCCGCAGTGGCGCTTGTGTTGATCGTCACGGGATGTAAGGCGGTGGTTCCAGTGTTTCCGGCGCCCAAGGTGAATGTAAGGCCAGAGTTGTAGCCCTGGACAACCGCTAAGCCTCCCTTGATAACGCGTTGACTATACGCCGGGCCTTGAACCTGGAGGCCGTTTGGCATGATATAGCCGGTATTAGCGAAGACGATCGGGCTACCGCCCTTGTTGGTGGGGTCCACCGAGCTGGTCGCTTCGAAAATCAGGTTATTGTCAGAGTTGCCGAACACGATCCCGTCACCTTTGGCATACCAAGCCGTCAGGTTCCGCATCTGGTTGTAGCTGACGTTGAACGTGCTGGCAGCGGACCCGCTGTCAAACAGGATGCCAGTCGGGCTGTAGGTGCCAGATGTTGAGCGGGAGTTTACATCAATGACGTTAAACTGGCAGCCGGGGCTATCCTGTCCCGATCCAGCCCAGGTATTCATCCAAAAACCGACCTGCCGCGGTTCGGAGACGCCAACCTCGAAGTTGGAAAAAGATACCTCAGTTAGCTGGACGCACACATCCGCCAGGCTGGCGCCATCAAAGACGATGCCGGTGATGTCGTTTTGGTAGAGCGACTGGGTGCCTCCGGGAGTAACCGTAAGCATCGTGGCCCCGCCGGCGCCCGTCCACACAAGCCGGGTCACGGCGTAGAAAATCGTCGGTGCGTTGTCGCGCGGAATGCCGCGGCCTGCGCCTTGCAGTTTCACGCCCGCCGTGTTGATGACCAGAGCCGTGGCGATATTGTATGTGCCAGCCGGAACAATTACCGTTCCGCCGCCCGCTGCCGTTGCCGCAGTGATCGCCGCCTGGATAGACGGGCCAACATCACCTGCCGAGTTCCAACTGTAGGCCAGAGCGTCGTAAATCGATCCAGGAACGACATTCCCAGCGTCAAAGATAGCGGCGCCCGTCATGGTGCCGCCCGCCAGCGGGAGGGCCGCCGATTCAGGAGCGACAGTGAACAGGTTCGCGCCATAGGCAGTAATGACAAGTTCGCCGTACTGGCCTGTCGTCGCGAGGTCGCCGCTGAGACCGTTCGCTGTCACACCCGAGCCGGCCGTGATCGTGACAGGGCCGGCCCCTATCTGGAGCAGCGTCGTGCGGAACGTCCTTGGAAGGCCGCCCGGCAGTGTGACCGCGACGGAAGATCCGCTGAAGTAGGCCACCACATTATTGTTGTCAGACGCCTGGAGGACGTCTGTGGTGCCTTGAACCGGCCGAACCGCCATGCTGGTGCTCCTGTGTCGCCGGATTACCCTGAATTGCTGCCCTGAAGAACCGTCATCGTCACGGTGCCCGAGCCCGACGCCTGGTTAAGACGTACCGCGCGAATGGGAGTCGTATAACTTGTCGCCGCGTTCGCGGAAGCCGTTACGATCGTGGCATCCGGGAAAGCAGTTGTCGGAGGAGATTCGAAAGCATGCTCCACCGCGAAAACAACCGTCCCCGTGACAACGCAGCCAATGCCAACATCGAACGGGCAGGCCAGATAATCCAGCATAATCCAGGGACTGGCTTCTGTGCCCGTGGTAACTACGGTAACCGGACGCATGGCGCTCTCCTCAGAACTGGGCCGCGCCGAACAATCCCGCGTTGATCCCCCTCGTTATCATCGCCGGCAAAACCGGATGTTGCCAGAGCGTCATGCGCTTGGTGCCATCCGACGCTGAGCCGACCAGATACGTGCCGCGCACGTCGCCGGTGGTCGCCGATGGCGTTGTCGTCACGCCCGCGGTGAAGGTGCCCGTTCCGGTGACAATCAGGCTGTTCCAGAAACCCCACACCGAACTGGCCGCCGCCGCGTACATCGGGAGCCCATAGGTGTCACTCTGGCCGATCGAAATGTTGCTGCCTGACAGGGTGCCACCCGGCGTTGCGCTGATCAGCCCCTTGTAGGCTTTCACGCTCTGCGCTGTGGTCGCATCGGCCAGCGTGACAGTCTCATGCAACAGATAGCCATAAGCGTCGAAGCCAACGAGCGCCAATGTCCCGAGATGGTCGTCGCCGGCGCTCGTAATCGTGAGACAGCGCGCGCCCATCGTCGCGGCATCATAGAGCACCGTGAAGTCAGATGCCCCAAAGCGCTGATACACCGGGATCGAATCAATGAACCGCGCGCCGGTCGGGATGATGTTTTGTGAACCCAGCATCAGCGTAGGCGCGGCTGATACCGTGATGCCGGCGCCGGTCGCGGCCCGCAATGTCAGAGCCGTTCCAGCGACCCCGGCCTGGGCAGCGGCAATCGCCACGGCGCTCAGGGTAGACGGGACGAAATCAAGGAATGGGCAATTCGCATCCATCCAGCCGATGACCTGCGCCCCGGTGGAACTGTTCGCTGAGTTGTAAAGGAGGCGGGAGTCCTGAATGCCGGACCCGCCCATGTCGAGCGACGGAGCGGCGTTGGGCGGCCCTCCGCTCGATCCCAGCGTCATTCTCTGCATGACGCGGTGCGCTGGTCCCCAAAAGGCGGTACGAGCCATAGCCGAAACTCCTGATCTGGGCCCCGCTGGGCCGGGCAGATGGGTGTCGGCTACTGGCCGCTGAGTTCAACGATACGGGATATGGCGTCCTTGGGCAATAAGCATGCGCCTCAGGTCGAAAACCGCGCAATCGAATCGACCGGCGCGCGCGGCGCGGGATCGTTTGGAGAGACATCCTGATATGGCGCGTGGCTTGCCTGCGGCTCTGGCATCTCGCCGGCCCGGCGTAGCAGTTCCTCGGTGTACCGCTTGATCGTAATCGAGGTCCGCACGCCCATCTCGATATCCTCATGCAGGTCGGTCATCTGCACGCCGATGATGTCCTTGCCGCACCAGTGCGCCTCGCGGCGCGCATCGTCGATGAACTTGCAAATGGCTGGTGGTGTCCACGCTTCGGCCCCTGGATTGGCGGCGGTGCGCGGCTGCTTCGGAGCCTCGCGCGCGGCGAACATCGCATGGGCGCAGGTGTCTTTCACGACGACAGCGCGGCCGGCGTCGGTGAAGTTGTAATCGATCACCAGACCGGTCCTGAGAAACAGCTTCACGATGTAGAGGGATTGGATAGGCATCGCCGACAACCTCGCTTCTGGGAGAGTACCCGCAACATGACGGTCGGCGATCATTTCGTCAAACGGCTATTTCTTCTTTTTGCGCTCGGATTTCTTCTCGCGCTTGTGGTCCTCTTTTTTGGCTCCCTTGCGTCCGGCCTTGCGCTCCTCGGCCTTCTTCGACTCATCCGCCTTGCGTGCCATCGTACCAATTCCTTCCAAAGGTGAATTCTCGGTAGCTCACACGCCCGGAGTTGCGAAAGCGCCACGCCAGTCTGACCAAAACGCCGAGTACCGCTGGTAGCAAGCAGCCTTCGCGTTCTTGGTGTCGAAGTCGTTGTCTTGATCGAAGGTGATCTTGTCCCGATCAAAGTATTGCAGGCTGCGCGGGATGTTCGTCCTGACGAACCACGCCGTGCTGCTTGAGAAGTAGTGGTTGACCTTGATCCCTTTCGGAAAGGCGCCGGTCGCCCGCAGCACGTTGATCGCGTTGTTCGCAGTGTCGTTCTGTAGAACCGAATGGTAGATCCGGTTCGCCTCGAACCAAAGCGACGGCGGGATGTTCAGCGACTGCGGCAAGCCCGAGATTTTCATGCCGCGGTTGTTGGTCATCTGCATGATCTGGATGCAAAGGTCTTCGACCGCGGTTTCAGAAAGGTCGGCGGCCGTGGTCAGAAGATTGCTCTGATTGCCGGACAACGTCGGATGCGCCGTCGAGAACAGCGACACACCATCGGCGCCCAGGTAGCCAGAGTTGAACCCCTGATTGTAGACGGCGGAAAGGATGTTTTCCTGGGTCTGACGCATGCTGAAGGCCAACTGCTGCGCCCGGCGGCGGGACACCACCTCGTAGAGGTCGTCTCTCAACTCCTCGAACGTCACGATGTAGCCCAGAGCGTAGGCAACGTGCGTGTAGCGGCTGACCGGCCCCTGCGCCTCAACGTCGTAGAATATCTGCTGGCCCTGCGGCTTCACCGGCGCGAGACCAAAGCCGGTGATCTCCGGCTCTTCCTCATACGCCTTGTCCGAAGTGTCGATCTCGAACAGATCGGGGTACTCGGGAACGTGCTCGCTGTAACTCCGTCCCCACCACCCCTTGACCCCCGGCCAGAGCGCCTTGGGATGGGAGCCTGTAGTGATTATGGCCATATTATCCTACTCCGTTGGACTGTTTCTGTAGGGCGAGCGCGGTCATCAGATGCCAGTGCTGTTGTTCCATGGGTGGATGCCGAAGTTCAGCGTTACCAGCCACTTCGCGTAAGCGGACCCGATGGTGTTATCCACCTCCTGGAGTCCCTGAATGATATGCAACTGAAGGTCGGTGGTCGCGACGGTTGAGCTGTCGAGCATCCAGCCGGACATCGCGGACGCGGTGTTGCCGCTTCCGGCGACCATGGACGCGTTCTGGCCGGATACGCCTGAGACCATAGAGCCGCCAACGGAGTCTTCTTGAACACAGTAGAGCAGTTCCGGATCGTCGCAGACGTAGATGTATGCGGCGGTCGAGGCTGGCAGGTAGACGCTGTTGCTTTGGAGCAGTGGGATCGTGGCCTGCCCGGCGTTGTTGGAGCGGCCCATAAACGCGCCAAGGATCGAGTTCGTGCTAGCCGCCGTGGCGATGCCAACCGTCTGAATGCCGTTTCCATCGGAGCTGTTGGTCACGGTGATGACGGGATCGCCGAGGTAAAGCGCTGTCGCGTTGCCTACCGGCACATAGTACGTGCGCACCGCGCCCCCCCAGGGAGCACCGGAACGATACGAATAAGGCTGTAGGCCGCGTGGGGAATTCGCGTTTGCCATGGGTCGTGACCCTCAGGATGTGGGATTGTGAAACGGAAGGGAGCGGCAGCCGGCATGAACTGGCCAGGCGTGCGAATCGGATCGTTGGGTCTGGGCTGCTTGCCCCTTCGGCTCGCTTTATCCTGGTGGCCCGGGCGATTTCTGTTCCCTGGCGCGGTCGGCTTAGCGTCCGGTAATATGAATTCCCGTCTGGGGAATATACCGATTGTCGTCTGCGCCGGGGCCTGCTCTGCCTGAGCGGATATCGTGTAGCCGGTGGTCAAGTGCGACTGCTTGCCGCATCTTATCTTCCTGATACCACCGCATTGGTATTTCCATCAAGTAGCTTGCGCGTCCCCGCCCATCGGCGCGATCGGTGATGCGATTCATGGACTCCCCGGTGTCGGGATCGATCACATGCGCATAGCCCGCGCGTTTGGCTCTGTTGATACGGCCGGGTATGTCGGAAAACCAGTACGGGCGATACCCGGGCCGGGCCGTATAGGCGAGGGTCTGTTCCTGATCGCCGAACGGGACACGATCGACAACCGCCGCGCCGCTCCGGCGGAACAGCGGATCGTCGTCTCGCGCGGCCTCGTCGTTCCCCTCAGGAAACATTGGATCGATCCGTCGCCCCTTCACACGTTCGCCCATAACTGGCTCGGGCGACTGTGGTGCGGCGTTCTGGTCGCCGAACACATCATCACGATTGCCGAATCTGGTCTCCGTCTGGCGACCCGACAGCCCGGTGAGTGAGCGTCCGTGCGCGGCGGCATCCGCGGCGCGCGTCATGTCGTTATCTTCGCCGGCGAGAACATCACGTAATGCCATGGTCAGGCTCCATCATCCTGGAATTGATCCCAGTAATTGGTTGAGTACTCTTCTTTTGTGAAGGGAGCGCCTTTCCCTTCGAGCAATTTCGCATATTTCGCGTATGCGTCCTTGGCCTCTTTCGGCATCGCGTCGAACGTCCGGCGACCGGTCGCGCGGCGCGGCACGGCGGCGGCGGAGCTTGCTGTCACGGTCTGCCTACCTGGCGGATCGTCATCGGGATCGTCGTTCTCTTGACGCGCTGGCGGGCGGCGCGGGGCGCCGACGCGATCCGGGAACTGCGCTTTCATCCGGCGTTCGACCTCAGCCAGGTTTTGCTCAAGACTGAGTTCGGGGCGTTTGGTACTGAGGCCGGTATGGATGATGTCGGCCTCCATCTGTAATTCAGAGTCCTGCTGGTACCAGGGATTGCGCGAGAAGAATGCGGCGGCGGCGGGCGGCGGCCCCGGATTGACGGGTTGCGACACGGGATCCGGACGAGACGGAGGCGCCGGGGCGGGCTTCGTCCTGTCGAGTTCGTCGAGTTCGGTCTGGGCTCGCTGATATGCAACCGTGTCCGCGTTAGAGACAGCGGTCGCTGCCTGCTCCCGCAACTCGCGGCGGGCGCGGTCATAAGCGCGCGTCTCCGCGCTGCGCGTCATCTGGGTAACGGCGTTCAGCGACTCCAGCGCGGTATCGAGCCGGCCCCTCAGTTCGCGGCCCTCAGTCGCCGAGGCGCGCTGCAACTCATCCAGTCGGCGCGACAGGGTATTGTTCCTGTCCGCGAGGATCGCCGGGTTATCGAGGCCGCGCGCCACGAACACGGCGGCCGGAACCCATTTGCTTTGATCCCGGAAGTCCTCTTTCGGTTTCCACCCATTGGCCCGGGCGATGCGCTCGACTTCATCGTCATCCTGGCTCTGGGACGGAACTCCGTCTCCATCATCGCCTGCGGCTTGCGTTCCTGACATTTGGTGTGCGCTCCTGGTGCATTCGCGGGATGTGCCAGGAATTCTCCTGCTTTAGCCGGCAGCGATGGCGGGATCCCTGTTGGGATAGTCGGCAATCCCGGGCGGCTCTTCGATACAGGCGATCGATTTGTCCTGCATGATCCGGTACAGCATGCCGTCGCGTCCGCTGTGTTCCTGGCCAACGTATTTCTGGAAGTACACCCGATCGCCGGCCTTTGGCCGCTCGCCGACCCATTTCACCAGCCGGTCGCTGTCATAAGCGAACGCCTGCGGCCCGACTGAGACCAGAATGCCGGTCGTCGCCGATGCTCCCATGCTTTCCTTGATCGAATCGGGAAAGATGATCCCGCCCTCGGTCATGTTCGGCACCTGGTCAGGGAACACCACAACCTTATCGCACAGCGCGCGGAGGCCGGAAGTGTTGCTTCCAGACCATTCCACCATGCTGTACGAGCCAAATTGCGTCGGGATGAACCGCGGCGGCAGATCGTTCAGTGCCTCGGGGCCGATGGCCATATTTTCAGGTCTCCTCTCCGTTGGGGCCGATCGTGCTGATCAGCAAGCGCGACCACACGAAACCAAGGTCGATTTGGTGAATGGCCGCCAGCGGGGAGGAGGTGCGAAACAGACCCCCTTGATCCATCGCCAGATAGGTCGTGGTATGAAACGTTGGCTTGTCACGCCAGTAAAGATTGAGGCGCTTCCAATATTCGCGGCCCGAGCGCAGGCTGGAAGCCCAATCCTCGACCTCATCGAACCACCATCGCACCGCGAGGCTTTCGCTCTGGAACATGACCAGGGCATCCTTCGGCAATCGCGCGCCGAGGCCATAGCTGGTCACGACTTCGTACGGCTCGCCGTTCGGCGCCGTATCCATGTCGCGCGCGCCCATGCCCATGACTTTGTCGTTTTGATCGGTCCAACCGGTCGCGATGCCGCGCTCTTCATGCACCGTGAATGTGGCGTTAATTTTCGAAACGGCTTCTTCTGGTGTCATGCCCGATATGGCTTCAGGCTATCGGGCAGATCCAGATCATAGAACAGCCGCAACTGATCCAACGTCATAGCCTCCATCTGATGCGCGCCGAGCAAGTGGCCTTTGACCTGCTCTTGCTGCGCGAGCGAGGCGCCGTTCACCAGCCACGCTTCCAGAATCTGGCGTTCGAGCGATGCGCGGAAGTCCGGGAGATACCGTCCGAATATCAGGTCGGTGACCGGATGGCGTTTCCACATAGCCCACTGCTCGGGGCTGAGTTCACGGAGAAGCGGGGGGACTCGCTCCTCCCCCGGCATCGGCGGTGGGACCGGCTGGCGGGGGCGATAGGGTGGCAATGGCATCGACCTGTGCTTTCAGGTGTTCAATATGTTGCTCCACCCACCCCAGTTGCGCGTCATTGTCAAGCTTCCTCGCCTGAGCCAACGCCAATTCGGCCTTGCATATCTCCCCGATGATCAGCGCCTTGTCATGTTCGTGGCGCAACATCAGTTCGATCATCTCCCGTTTCTCGCGGATATCCAGCTCGCGGCTTTTCAGCAGAATCTTTGGATCAGGCTGCGCCGGCGCCTCTGTCATGTAGCTTTCAGCGTCCGGGATCATCGCCGCGGTGAACGCGTCGAGAATGATTTTCTCCCCCTTGACGCGAGGATCATCCTTGAAGGTCAGCAGGAACTGTGCCCTGCCGAGGCGTTGCATGTCGGTAACCATCTGCGGATCACTGATCGGCTCGACGCCGGCGCCTTTTTCGTAATCTTCCCTGGTGATCGTCTTCCAGTCGCCGCCTTCCTGGTACTGCGATTCCTTACGGCTATACTTTCGGTTCAGCTGGTATTGTTTTTTGAACTCGTAGCCGAGCGAGCGGTGGATCCGCTTGTAGATCGCGGAGAACACCTTCAGGCCCTGCTCGATCACTGCCAGCGTCGTGATGCCTGAGGTGTTGTCGCCCGGCATGTCGCCGACCATGACGTCCTTCACGGAGGCGACACGTTCGCCAGATTCGATCAGGAATTGCAGCAACTGCATCAGGATCGGGTTGGGGCCAGGGAACGGTATCTGGTAAATGTTGTCGCGGATGTTCCCGCCGAACGTGTTGACCGGCTTGTACTCGCCATGGGTGAACCGGACCGTGCCGGTATTGATCGACAGCCCGGACCCGATGAAACCGCCGCCGACGATCTGAAGGTGCCCGGAGTCGATCATCATATTTATGGTGGTGTTCACCGCTTCGTTGATCGGAAACAGGAGATGCCCGAAGCCAAGATCGTAGACCTTGGAGTCGGGGTTCGGGATGAACCCGTATTTCGTATAGACAGCGACGACGTCGATTTTCCGAACCTGGCCCTTCCGGTTGAAATGCACCCCATCCATTTCGAAGCCGGCGACGATGCGCGCGAGTTTGCCGCTGTCGCGCGCCACGGTGATGATGTACGGCTCGGGATAGCCATCGCCATCCAGATCCCAGCGCCGATGCTGTTCCAGGAAGGTGACCGCCGCGTCCTCGTCCTGCTGGCTATTGGGATCGCGCCGCTTCTCGTCCTCCATGGTGACGCCGCTGTCATGGCCATAGGCCAGCGCACCGTCACCGTCCCAATCAATGAACAGACCGGAGCGGATCGCTGTCTCGATTTCGTCCGGGTACATCCGGATCGACTCTGTTTTTCGAGGCGATGTCTCAAAGCTCTTGGCGTAATAATTCACGCATAGCGCCAGTGCGTCGACAGTCTCGCTCACGTTCCGGCCGAGGCTTTGATCGTAGTAGGACTTGCGGAAATACGTGCCGACGATCGGGAGTGCCACCAGAAGCGTGTCGGTCTGCGGTTCCCATTCCTCTTGTTCGAACAGAAGCTGCCAGCTCATGTGCCGGCCGATGCGGAGCGCTCGCTTTTGCTTTGCCCCGGGCTCTTCCAGCCACTGCCGCGGCATCCCCGCCGGGAGCCCCATACCGGGGCCGGCCTGTCCTGGCGGCGGCATTCCGGGACCCGGCTGAGGCGACGCGGCCGGTCCTGACTGCTGCATAGGACCAGGGCCTGGGGGTTGAGCGCCAGGAGGCGGGCCGCCCGGCGGTGGCTGCCCTCCCTGCTGTTGCTGCTGCGCCATCGCCTGATCATGCGCGTGCGCGGCTTGTAGCAGATGCACAAACGCCGGATTGATCACGCCTTTGTCGTCGCCAATGACGGTGCCCTTGACGACGTTGCGATCTCGGATGATCGCCGGGTAAGCGCGGGCGGCAAATTGGATGGCCGCCGTCGTCATCAGCGGATATATGACATTGGAGTTGCCGCACCAGAGGGCTTTGCCGTTGCGGCGCACATAGAGTGTGTGGTGCGGTTCGACGGTGACGCAGGCGACCTCGCATGGTCCAAAGACCGCTTGCCGGTCCATTTTAACGACCTGGATACGGGACTTGCGGTTGATCGCGATCAGGTAGCAAGTTTGAGCCCCGGTGATTTGCCGCCCGTTGATTACCCCTCCGACGACCGCCGCTCTTTCCGCCACGGTCGCGCGCCAGCCAATCTTCTGACATATGTCCTGCATCTGGTCGGACAACCGGCGGGAAACAGTAGAATAGGACCAGCTTTCCTCCTTTCCATTGCGTTCCCGAATGCAGCCATCACCGGCCATCAGGCCATCAAGGAGGGCCTTGAGTACCGGAACGGACGCTGTCAGCAGGTAATCAGGCACATGTTTCTGGTGTGATAAACCAAGCGATCTAAGTTCGTCTTTCGCAGCATTGGGCATCGACCTGGCATGAACGATGTAACCGGTGGGCGTGGCTTTACAGGTGAACCTACAGGCTTCGATGTCGTGCCGAAGGCGTTCGAACTTTACGGGGTTGGCGGTCTGGCTCTGCGCGATAGCGAAGCTGCTCGGACTCTTTCCATAATCCCTGAAAGTTCCATCCTTCAATGTGTGGGTATTGTGTCCAGTGAAGGCCGAGCCCTCGGAGATGTACCAACCCAGGAATCGCGCGTACGCCTCCGCACTTACCCCATGGATCTCCGACAGGGGGTCGCCCGTCCACTGCGACGTAAGCGGGATGTATCGAAATGCCAGACGCTCCTCCAAGAACCGCCCCGCCTCGATGAAATGCTGCTTCTTCCGCTTGCCGAACTTGCTCTCGACCAACATCCTGTGGTTCGGCGTCACCATCAGGTCGATGCTCTTACCGGTGAAATGCACCATTGACAGAGCCGTGAACCGATGGCGCTCGGTCACCGGATAGAATGCCGCGGCACCGGATGGCGCGCGACTGAGGACCCTTTCACCGATGGCGATCTCGGCGACTGGCTTCCAACCCGAATCGGTCAGAACATCGGTATCGAGTGAAAAGCACGCCTCAGGCCATGGATAGGTTTTGTGCTCAGTGACCTGCAAAGCGCAGTCCAGCCACTTGCGATATTTCTCGCGCCAGTCGGCCCGGCTCAGTTCGTCGATGTCATAGTCAGAGCGCACCCGGGCCGCGATGCGCGCGATATCGTCACCGATCTCCGGGTTCGGTTCCATATTGTCGTCGGGATCGGCCGCGATGTTCTTCATGCCAACCCAGCGCGTCAGTTGATCGCGTAACTCTGGATTGGGATGATCATCAGGCTCAGAGGAGATGGGCGGGGACGCACCGGTCCCGCCGGCGAGGGCCGCGATAGAGGATATGCCGTTCGGCGGCGGCGGTGGGGCGAGCGTGGCACTCATCGGCGGTAGACCTCCGTGGTCAGGCCGACATCTCTATCACAGCCGGGACATAGTTCCGAAAGCGGCGTTTTCTGGCGCGCCTTTGAAGGATCGGTTTTCCGGTTCGCCGCGGCGGATGACGGCTCGGCCCAAGGTCGCCGTAACGCTGCACCGTGGCGCCAGCGGCAGTGTGAGGCAGATCACACTTATGCTGAGCGCGGAACTGGCCGGCAAACACCGCAATCTCGTTCCGTTCCATATCGTGGAGTTTGCGCAACGTCGGCTCATAACTGAAGCCCTGCCGGACCGCCCAGTTGTAGTGGTCGACGAACGCGAGGCAATTCACCTTGGTCGCGGTTTCATTGAACGCGCACCGCAGTGCCGGCGGGTACTGCTCGAACACAGTGAGTTCAACGTCAATCGGTACTTCAGCGAGCGGTCCGCCGGCAGTCGCCGCATTGGCCTGGCGCAGCCGCACAAGTTCACCGGTGATGCGCGGGACCATGATCACCGCAACGCCCTGTCCTCATACCTACCGCACCACTGGCCATCCTGCACGATGGGAAATTGCGTGAACGATTGCGGCGAGAGACCTTGTTGCGGCCCACGCGTCCCGGGCACCATCGTTGGGACCAGAAACATGAAGACCTCAGGCGGCTCGAACCGGCAGACGCGATCGACGCCTTCCTTGGCACTGAACTCACAGCCGGCGCATGTGCCGCGCGCCTTGAACAGCAAAAGACTGGACTTTACCGGGGCCAGGGTGCCCAGACCGTTCAACGGCTCGTCTTCGATTTCATCAGGCATCAGTTCATCCTTGTTCGGTATCGTTTTCGTAGTAGAATGCAGGACGGCCCGGCGTGCAACCGCCAGACCGCCCCTGACCACGAATTCCTTGCCTGGAGGAAAAGATGGCTGTCCGATCATTACCTTCTCAGGAAGACCTACGCAACCGTCTCGAATACAACTCAGAGACGGGTGAGCTTTTTTGGTGGCCCAGACCAAAGTCAGACTTCCGGTTTCTGCGCACATTCAACGCATGGCACACGCTGAACATAGGCCGCAGCTCGCCTTCACGGGGAATTTGGACGAGGTTCCTAATATCCCGTGACAGTCGAGCGTCGGCCCGCTGATATTCCTTCGTAATCTCTCTGCCGTGCCGCATCAAACTGCGGCCCAGTCAGGATGCCGGAGCCGAACACCCGGGTGGCGGCATATCCCAGCGCGTCCGCCACATGAGAAAATGAATTCTTGTCTGGGACCGTCGTGAACCGATCGCCGGTAATTCGAAGTTTTCTGTAGTGATATCCACCGAGAAAGGCTCTCCGAAGAATCTTGCAGCGCGGGTGCAGCACGAATTGCGGGCGCCCCTCTTTCAGCATACGGAGCGGCTTACGAACTGACTCAAGCCTGATCTCCAGGGTCTGAATGGCCGGTTCGATCGGAATGCCGAGCGCGTGCAGCACGTCGAAATAGGTCCGCATGTCGGTGGGCGAGCGCGACATACCCGCCGGATCTCCAACGTCCCAGAACTCGAAGCCCGGATAATACCGCGCGCTATGGTCGAGCACCGCCTCACCGATCGTGGTAGCGCCCATCTCAGTAGCCACGATCTCGTCAAAAACGATCCACTGGCCGCGCGGCGTGATCTGGGTAAACACACATGCCGGCGTCAGGCCGCTGCTATCCCAGCCACGGACGATCGGCAGATTCCTGATCGGCTTTGGCCAATTTTCCTTCTTCTCCGGGCAATGAATATCATCCGAATACTCCGGCCAGACGGCCTTTCCGTCCATCTCGAAGCCATATTCGCCGTGAATGTAGATCCGGATCCACTCCGGGCTCTTCCCAATGGCGAGACGTTCATAATACCCGGGCGGCAGGTTCCGAAGATTTTCCGCCGCGGCAGACAGGCCGGATGGCTGTTTGAACAACGCCCGGTACGTCTCGACGGTCAGACCCGTGAAATCCGGAACCTTGGCCAACTTCGCGACCGCCTCGGAATGGTCGGTCTCCTCGAAAAACTTGAACCATTCTGAGTCAACGTCAGGCTGATTGGTGTCCATCCACAAGCCGGACCAGAACACCGGAACGTCCTGACGGCGGGGATATCGGCCAAGGCGCCCCTGCAATGCGTCGATGATTTGCCAGGGCGTCTCGCGCCCTTCGTTCACCCAGGCGCCGGTCAGATCGAGCGACAGAAGATCGCGGATCTGGTCGGGCCGGTCCAGCGCGCGGAAGAGCACTTCGACCTCGGCGCCCCGGTCGTCACCTTCCCCTTTCAGGTTGCGGATCGTGTAATTGTGCTTCGATGGTGTCCAGTCGCCGAACTGGTGGGGTGGAAACCAACTCAGCCATGTACGCTCGGTGGTGTCCTCCAGCTGCTTGCTGGTCGACCTCACGACAGCATACCGACTGCGCCGAACACCGTCCGGCCCGCGTGGAACGGCTACGCCCCTCTGGGCTATTTCGATCGCGCACGCTGAACTTTTCCCGGAGCCAAATGGCCCCGATAGGCCCCTGATAAATGCGTCCGAGTCGAAAAAAGCTCCGATGGTCGGCATGTCGGAGCAGTTGTAGATCGCCATTACGGATGATGGGCGTGCGCAAATGCCTTGGCCAGACCGGCCATTTTACGGACGCGCGGGCTCTTGGAATGCCGGGCCTCGGCCATCTTCTTGGCTGGAATTTTATGGCCTTGTTTTACGCCCAGGGCGGCATGAAGCGCGCCGGGATGCTTTACGACCCCGGCCATCCACTTCTTCGGCTGCGTTGCCATGGTACCTCCGCTAAGCGCCTTCGGTGCATTGCCAGTGGTTATTGGCATCAGAACCCGACCAAGAGGCATTCGAATAAGGTCTGCGCATCAACCTTCACGGCAGGCAACCGGCGCCAGTCGCCGGTCTCGGGGCTCTTCACAAACCCCTTGGCCTTCAGTGACTCCTCGCCGATCGTGCCGTCTGCCACCTGTTGGCGGGTCGCCGTTCCAGCTTTGTAGATGGCGTGCCGCGCCGCCGTGGCCGTGTCCTCTTTCTTCACGGGATCAGCTTGTCACGGCCCGGGATCGGCCGGCGGTCGGTGAACCGTTTCGTGGTGAACGGCTTGACGGAGCGGAGGAACGCTTCCTCGGCCTCCATCACGCGGACACAGCCGGGATCGGGCGGCGTCAGCAGCGTGTTGAGGCGTTCGCGGATGGTCATCGGCTCAGGCGAGGCCGAGTCGAGACACCAATCGCCGTCGTCGCCGGGGTGTTTCTTGGCCATGGGATCAGGCTCCTCGATCTGGCAGGTTCAGCGCGCGCACGCCGCCGAGTCGACTCTGATCACGAACAACGTCGTGTGTCTCGGCGTCCTGATTGGGCGGCTGCCCCTCCATTGTTGGATCAGCGTCTGGCGGCTTGTAGGCGGCGCCGGACGGCGGATGGTACGCGTAATCGGCATTGTTGGTGGCCATGGGATCAGGTTCCTTGTGGCGCGACGGGCGCGGCCGGCAAAGTTGGATCCGGTGCGGCGACGGCGGGCGCGGCGGCGGGCGGCATCATCACCGGTGGCGCCGCTTGCATTGGCGGCATGTGGGCATGCGCCCCGGAATGATGGGCCATCCGGGGATCGGCGTGCTTTGATTCAGTCCTGGCCATTTTCCGTTCCCTTTGCACTGTCGGATGGCTTCGTAACCGAAACGTCTGGCGCCGGCGGCGGCGGGGCCAGCATCACCGGAGGCTCCCGAGCGAACACCGAAGCGGCTTCCGCGCCTGGAACGTGGGGTCCCCGCGGATCGTGCGGTTGCGTTTCCCCGACTGGCATCAGCGCTGCGACATCGGCCGGGACAGGCACGGGCGTTGAAGCGGACCCGCCGCCGCCGGTAGCCGCCGTCCTCATCGCGGCTGCCGGTATCTGGGGCGGATCGGTCGCAGGCGGCGGAAGTATGACACCCCCCGGCTGAGCCGCATCTTCTGTGTCGTGCTCCACCTTGACCATCTCGGCCTTCATGCCGGCGATGTCGTTCCGGGCAACCTTCAGTTCGTCCCGCATCTGGCTGAGATTGGCATCAGCTATCATTTTTGCCGCGGTCATGTCGGTCAACTGCTTGTCGGTATCGGCGAGCTGTTCCTGGAGCAGCGCGATATGGTCGGGCTCGGCTGCTTTGATGCCATCGGCGTCAACGGCCTCATTGGCGTAACTCTCGGCATTGTCTTGTTGCATGCCGAACTCAGCGATCAGAACGTTTTTCAGCGTCACTCGCAACCGGGCGATGCTACCTTCGGTGAACGTCCGGATCTTGTCTCCGAGGTGGACGAAAACCTTGGTCGGCTGATCGGACAGCGCGTGAAAGGTGATGTTCGGGACCGGGGCCAGCACGGGTTCGTCAACCATCGTCAACTCCTTTTTTTCAGGAAGCCCACTTCGCGCGCCGGCGGCTTGCCTTTCGGGGCGGCGGCGGCGGCCGGCTTGGTTCCGGGCCGTTCGGCCGCGTATTCCTCGCGGTGGTAGACCTTGCCGCGAGGCGTCACGCCAGCCCGCGTCACCAGGAAGCCGTTATCGATCCTTCGGACTCTGACTTTCTCGGCGGGCGCCTCGGGCTTTGCCATCGGCTACTTGCTGTGCTTCTTGCCGTCGATGTGATGCGGCCGCGTTTCCTCGGACATCTTGTCGCTGTGATGATGATGAGGGCCGTGATGCGAATGGGCTGTTGCTCCCATCATTCCCTTCCCTTGGTCGAGGGCGGGCGGTCCGGAGCGGTGTTCGTCGGCCAGGTGCATGCCGTCATGGGGCATGTGGTCGCCGTGGTTGCCGACGATATGCGTCCCCGGCATGGAGCCGACGCCGAAGTTTTCGCCCTTCATGGCTCCTTCTCCTTCACCCATACGGTGGCGCTGGCGGACCGCGCCGCCTTCTCCGCTGATTTCCCGGCCGGGCGCGTGACTTGAATTCTCGGGCATTTTGGAACTCCTGTGGGATACCTTTGATTTGCTTGCCCGCTGCTCGCGGTAGGCGGCGGCCTCGGCTTGCTTCGCCGGGTGACCCGCCCGGATCATCTCGGCAATATTCTTACTACGAGTTCGGCCTGAGGTGCCAGATGTCAATGGCATCAACCGTTGCCCTTCGCCCGCTGTTTGATCTGCGCTGGAGTAAGCCGGATGGTATGGATGGCTACCGTCGTCGGCGGCCCGTTCCCTTCGGCCTGCTCGTGACGGACGGCGAGCACGTCGCCAAAGGGCGCCAGTTCACGGACCATACGGTTGGGATCCAGGTGTCCGGCTCGACCGATAATCTCGGTGCGGCCATTGGCCCGCTTGATCACGATCCGGCTGTAGGGGCCATTCGCCATATCTTATCCGATGAAAGGACCGCGCCGCCTCGTCCATTGGCACATTGGGTTGGTCTGACGGCGCGGCCAAGGTTCAGATGTGTTCCGGGAAAGGAACAGGCGGACAGTGATCCAGGCGACGTCCCTCTGTCAATCATCCTCTTGCGGTTATGAACTTCGACCGTATAGAATTATCATCATCACACGGGAGACCGACATTAATGCATACGATTACCGAAGGCTTCAACGTTCTTGCAGAAGCGTGTCCGGATATGACCCTTCGGCAGGCTGCGATCCTGTTTCATTGCGCCGTGACGACCTTGGATCGTGATCGTCAGGTGCGCGAACTCGCCATCCACTTCAATTGGTTCCGGCCGGTAATCTCGCGGGCGGGGTTGAAAATGTCGAATGACGGGTTGATCAAACGCAGTCAGATCCCCGGAGACCGCCGAACATCCGTGTTCACGGTGACGGACGCCGGGCATCGGCTGATCCAGAGCGTTCTGGGCGAACCCGCGAAACCCGAGAAGGCATCACCGAAACGCCGGCGCGGGCTGCGGTGAAGGCGTTTCAGGTAGTCATTTGACAAGGATCGTTCCGAAGCCTGTCACGCGGTCAAAGGGCGGCTACCGGCGCAAGCCGCGGCGCATCACCCCGTTCGTCATCGATAATTACTGGCCGGGCGGCCAAAGGGTAGCATCTCTTCGGCGCCATTGGGGTTCCCATAAACCCTGCTGGGACATCATCGACCGGATCAATGCGTTCCCCGCGCCAAAACTGGTGACCGAATGGCAGTGCCGGATGATGGCATCGCACTTAGGATTGCGCAGGCCGCCAGACAGCCGCGCATTTGCCGCGAACAACAGGAAAATGGACGCCGCCACGATCGCTCTGCGGGTGCGCAACCGAGGCCCCCAACCTCAACCCATGTATGCGTACGAACCTGTGCCGCCGGATCACGCCGGCAAACTCCGCAAGGTCGGCCGCAAACCTAAGCCGAAAAAACCAAAGAAGCGGAAGACGCCTCTGCCGACAGCGACGGAGGGTCTGGTGGCGGTTGGGCGTCAATCATGGTTTGTAAAGGCTGGGCTCCATCGACGACCCGGTAAACGACAGCCCGGAAAGGGTCGTAAAGCGCGTCGAACTGCCGCCCAGAAAAGCTGATCGTCCAACGCTCCATGCCGTCGCGTATCTGTCCAACATATTCAGCAGCGACATGATCTCGATCGCAACGTTTTCCATCTGTTGCAAAATGATCAGTGATCGCCAGGAATACCGCGCGCCAATCCGCCCCTGACAGGTCAAACCCGCGCTGCCAGGCGCCATCTACGGCGGCCCCGGTGCAATATCCCGGGGCGAGTGTGTGTTCGCTCATTATCTTTCTCCTTTCGTCAAGATCATAACCCT